GATCCTTTTTTTCCATCAGAAAAAATTCAAGAAAGATTTGAAGATATTGCTAGAGAAACTGGACAACCTAATCCATTTTTAGGTGCCGAAGGAACGCTTGAAGCTATAAAAAATCTACTAGAAATACAAAATTTATATGGTGATTTTCAATTAGATCTTGAAAACTTTTTACCTGATACAGAGCCTGAAGGCCAATCAGCATTACCACTTACACCAATGCCTAATCAACAAGTGGTTCAGACTGCGGCTATACCAGCAGCAGGCGCCATGAATCAGGGATTGACGCCAACTGAAAATGCATTATTATCCGAAGAAGAGAAACAAATTAAACTAAGATCAAGAGGACTGGCATAATGCCTAAAAAAGATTTAGCACTGGAGAGAATAGAATCTCACGAAAAACTTTGCCGTATTATGCAAAAACAAACTCATCAAAAAATTTCAGGAATAGAAAACGATATTAAAGAAATTAAAAATCATATGCGTTATGCAATGACTGCTTTAGTAGCAGGTATGTTTACTATTATAGTAATACTATTCGAAAAACTGTAGTTATTTTGGGAGGTTAGGCACTCAGCTGCCGGGATTGATTATAGTGGGGACTATAATCGCTATATCCATTCTCTAAAATCTTCATCCATTATTTTATTTGCAATATTAACTTTGTTACGCAAAGCTTTTACAATTCTTTCATCAATAGTATCTTGAGTCATTATATCAATGTAAGTCATTTTTCTTGTTTGACCTATACGATCAATACGTGCTTCTGATTGTTGACGCTTCTCTAGGTCATAACCATTTGAAAAATAAATCATATTGCTTCCGGCAGTTAAAGTAATACCATAACCGCCGGTATGAGTTGTTCCTACAAAGAATCTACACTTATCATCGTTTTGAAATTTTTTAATATTAGCTGATCTTGCATCAGTGTCAGTTGCACCATAATAATCTACAACAGAGTCATCACCATATACTCTTTTTATTTCTTTAATTATTCTTCTTACATCATGTGTGTAGTGGGACCATATAATAGTTTTACCTTCTACGTTTTCAAGTATGCTCATTAATTCACCAAGCCTACTACAAGGTAAATCTTTTATGGTACCATCATCCGCAGTGAAATGTCCACAAGTAATTTGATGTAGTCTCATTAATTGTGTCATAACTGTAGCTGAAGATTGCATCTTGCCATCTAAAAAAGCTATTGCTTCTTTTTTCATTTGCTCATATACTTTCTTTTGCTCTTTTGTAAGCTCAACATAATGCTTGACATAACTTTTTTCAGGTAAATCTAAACAATCATCTTTTAATATTCTTTTAGAAAAAGGTTTTATCTTATCTGATAACTCACCAAGATTTCTATAACCCACAACTATTTCTACTTGACGACCATTGACTTGAATTTTTTTACATATAGAATATCTGGCACGAAAAGTATAGAAAGATTGATGATCTAGTAGCCAGGGATCAAGGAATTGACATTGACTATATAAATCTAAAGGAGACTTTGTTACAGGAGAACCTGTAAGTATTCTTCTATATTTACAATGATCACTTAGTTTCAATATGTTTTTAGTTCTATTAGAAGTAGGTGTCTTAATAGTAGTAGATTCATCAATAGCAACCATTGATTTAGGATGTGCAGATAAGAATTTATATGCAAATTCTGCACCATTACCTGATGAAAAAGACTCTACATTCATAATCAAAATGTTTAGATGTGTACCTGATTTAAACAAAGTATTTAAAAGTAACTGTTGTTTTTTTGATTTATCTGATGTTTTCCAAAGTACTATATTTTTTTCTATATGGTCTGGTAGGTGTGTAGGTATTTCTGAATCATACCAATTTTTATACACACCTTTAGGAGCAATTAATAACAGACCATTTATTAAACCTTTATCATACAACACAGCTGCATTGTCTAACAATACTTTAGATTTACCTGTACCCATTTCCATAAAATACGCAAAATTTTCTTTATCCCAAGATGCGTTTAATGCATCTAATTGATGGCCATACGGCTTAGTTTTAAATTTGTAGTTCATTTGCTTTTTCTTTCTAATTTGTTATATAGTATACAAAAGAATAAAAGTCAATGAGCAAAGTTTATTTAGTACAAGACATACCTGTCGACAGAGAAAGTGGTCAACCAAAATATAATGTTATGGGTGCACAAAAGTATGGCGATATTACGGTTATGCTTCCTGCAAAAGCTCAAATGATTTTTTCTCCTGGTCCATTAATTTTTCAAATAAAAGATAAATTAAAAAATTTTACAACCGACGATTACTTATTATTATCTGGTGATCCTGCAATTATCGGAGTGACATGTTCTGTTGTTTCTGATATGACTAACGGCAAATATAAGTTGTTAAAATGGGACAGACAGGAAAAAACATATTATCCACTAGAGATAAATATTTTTCAAAACTAGTATTGACATTTCAATATAATAATCCTATATACCTTTTACGAAAGGCAATATTATGGATATAAATTTAAGAGAAGATGCACCGGATCAAACTGATATTATTGATCCTAAAAAATTATCAGAAGAAGTAGAGAAATTAAAATCTTTACAATCTGAAATAAAAAATCTAGAAGATAGAGTGAAAGATTTAAAAGAAGATGAAAAACATTTTAGTTGTGTTATTATTCCAAAGTTAATGGAAGATATGAATTTAAAAAGTTTAAAACTACAAGATGGTTCTGAACTTACAATTAAAAAGATTTACAGTGCCTCAATGAGAGCTGACAAAAAAGCTGAGGCGATACAATGGCTTCGAGACAATGGCTTAGGTGATATTGTAAAAAATAATATTACAGTAACATTTGGTCAAGGCGAAGATAACAAGGCTGTCGAGTATGCTGGCCTTGCGAGGGAGCGTGGCTATGAACCAACTCAAGACGAGAAAGTTCACCACGCTTCACTCACAGTAGTGATGAAGGATTACAAAGAAAAAGGTAATGAGATTCCCTTCAGATCTATTTAGTACGTTTGACGGAAGTCAGACTAAATTAAAAAATAAATAATAACGATTAACTAATAGGAGTTATATATGAGTACAGAAAGTACAATCGTAAAGAAAGATAATGCAGGTGCATTATCTACAATTAACCTAAGAGCTGATTCAGGTAAAGGAACTGAGGAGTTAAGATCGGATGATGTATCAACACCGATTTTAAAAATTCTTCATCAGTTATCACCTGAATGTAACTCAAGAAACGCAAAGTACGTTGAAGGTGCAAAACCTGGAATGATCTATTCTGGTAGTTTTGGAAATTTAATTGATGGTGAGAAGGGACTAGATATAGTTGTTGCTCATACTCAAACTAGGTTTCCTGAGTGGCAAGAAAGAGGAGACAGCGCAGCTGCTCCAGTAGGAACTCATTTAGAGATACCTGCAGATGCTACTGAAGAAAAGAATGGTAGATATAGATTGACTAATGGAAACTATGTAGAGAAAACTATGTATTTTTATGTAGTCGCTATAGTTGGCAATGAGTTTAGAAAAGCTGTTATTGCCATGAGATCATCTAATTTAACTCCAGGTAGAGAGTTAAACAACTTGATTGCTAACTTGAGAATGACAGATTCACAAGGTACATTTCAACCGGCAGCATACACTGCAGTGTTCAACTTAAAAACAGTTGGAAAAAACTGGGGTGATAAAAGCTGGCATGTGTACAAGCCATCATTAGTAAAAATGTTAGATGTATCCAAAGGTATGGATGCTGAAGCTTATACTATGGCACAGAATCTACAGAAAGAAGTTTCTAAAGGTTCTGCTAAACCAAAGTATGATAAAGTTGAAAACAAAAATACTAAAGACATTATCTAATTCCCTTTGGGAATGTAGCTACAGAGGCGCTGAAGGGAGACTGGAGGCGCCTTTAGAAATTATTAAAAGGACAGGAATAAATGCAGGAATATATAAAATACTTTTCAGGATTGAAAAGAAACTACGGAGTCTGCAAGACTACTGAAGGTTTTGTAGATGGAGAAACAGGTAAGAAAAGGTATCCACACGAATGGTCTTCAATACCTGTTGTTGAACAAGATTATTTAGATCACTTATCTGGTGTTAAGTCTATTGGTATACAACCATGTACTGATGAAGGTAAAGCTAGATTTGGTGCAATTGATGTTGATAAATATCCAATAGATAGAAAATTTTATTTAGACATCATACAAGAAAAAAAGCTTCCGATAATACCTGTCCTATCGAAGAGTGGTGGACTACATTTATATGTGTTCACCACTGAGTATGTAAAAGCAAAAGCGATAAGAGACTTTTTAGAACAGGTTTTATTTTTATTTAAACTACCAATCAATACAGAAATATTTCCAAAACAAACTTCACTAGGTGAAAATGCTGATGGTGAAAAGACTAATGGTAACTTTATAAACTTACCTTACAATAGTATTTCTAGAAAAGCATTACTACCAAGCGGTGAAGAAATGCAAATTGATATGTTCTTAAAAGTTGTTGCAGCAAATGCACAAACAGAAGATCAACTAAAAGATATACAAAAAAGAATTGTAGAAGATGAACTATCTGGTGGTGGAGAAGAGTTTGTAGATGGTCCACCATGTTTAGGTATACTAACAAAACAACTAATGAAAGATGGTAGAGATAGATTCTTATATAACTATATGGTGTTTGCTAAGAAAAAGTATCCAGACAAATGGCAAGACAAAGTAATAGAAGCTGCAAGAAAATATTTTGAGTTTGATAATAACTGGACAGATATACATGTGAATCAAAAGATTAAAAGTTGGAGTAAAGATACTAAAGGTCATACTTGTAATGATCCATTACTAGCACCGGTGTGTGTAAAGTCTGTATGTGTTAAAAGAAAGTTCGGGATTATATCAGATAATAAACCGGTATGGCCAGCATTATCAGCATTACAAAAACTAAATATAAAACCTACACCTGAATGGTATTTTACTGTTGAGAATGAAGAAGGACAAACAAAACAAGTGCATGCAAAGAATGTGCATAGAATAGAAAGCCAAAAAGAATTGAGAGCATTATTAATGGAACAAGTACACATAGTACCACCAACAATAAAAGGTAATGACTTTTATGAAATACTAAAAAATTTATTTGAGAAATCTAAGATAGAAGTATTAGAACCTGCAGAAGGAACTAATCCATCTGATATATTAAAAGCACATATACATAGATACATAAACGATCCACAAGCTAAAAAATATAATTCTTTCAAAAGTGGTAGACCATTGTTAGATGATGAGTATGCATACTTTTTATATAGTGCATTCTATGATGATTTAAAAACATATGAATGGAAAGAATCATCAGCTAAAACATCACTAATGATTAAAGCATTATTTCCTAGTAAGAAACCAGAAGAACAAGCTAAGTTTGATCACAGTAAAAAATTTCCTGGAAAAGATTCTGATAACAAACAGTATCCACCACTAAAGACTTTACGAATACCATTAAAGTATTTTGAAAGTGAAGAAGAAGTTAATGAACAACATCAGTTTGAAAGTGAAGAAGATATAGTATGATTTATAAATACTATGGTCCACCAGGAACCGGTAAGACATTTAAACTTATAAGTAGATCAAAAGCATACGCAAGACTAGGAACCCCACTTCACAAAATAGGTTACTTCGCATTTAGTAAAAAAGCTGCAGGTGTTGCAAAAGAAAGAATGCCTGCTAATGAAAAGAATCTTCCATACTTTCAAACACTACATTCTTTTTGTTTTAATTTTTTAGATATGAAGAAAGAAGATATCATGCAGCCATACCATTATGAAAAGTTTGGTAAAGAAATAAATGTAAAAGTAAAATACGCAGACAAATATAACAAAGAAGAAATAAGTTATTTAACTTGTGACAATCCTTATTTTCAATTGATACATAAAGCAGTAAATAAATGTATTACTGTTAGAGAAGAATACGAACTATGGGAACATGATACAAAAGAAATAGTATGGTCAACTTTAAAATATATAAGTGATAATTTAATTAAATATAAAGATGCTAAGAATCTATATGACTTTAATGATCTGGTAGATCTTACAATTAAATCTAAAGACAAAGAAAACTTTCCTACATTCAAAGCAGTATTTATTGATGAAGCTCAGGATCTATCACCATTACAATGGAAACTATTTGATGTGTTAAAAGAAAAATCACAAGATATCTATTTAGCAGGTGATGATGACCAGGCTATATTCGTATGGGCTGGTGCAGATGTAGAGAGATTTATCAAAGAACCGGCTAAAGAAAGGGTCCTAAAGTACTCTAAACGTGTGTCTAGAACCGTCCAGGAGGAGTCTCAGAAGCCGATTGAGAAGATTATGGGTATAAGGAAGGAAAAACACTATTTACCCCGAGATTATGAGGGAGAATCATTTACCATAGGTAACCTGAGTCAAGTAGATTTGACTAAAGGTAAGTGGTTAATTTTAAGTAGAACTATATCTAGACAAGTAAAGATAGCTGAAGAATTGAAACGTAAAGATTTATTCTATGAAACTAATAAAGGTAAAAGTTTTGCAGTAACTATGTATCGAGCTGCAATGCAATACGAGTCTTGGACCAGGCATCAGGAATTAGAAGATAGAATTATAAAAGATATAAAAGAATACACAGGTGATGTTGAATGGAATCGAAACAAAGATTGGTTTGATGCATTTGTTGAAGCTGATGAAAAAGAAAAATTGTATATAAAAAATATGTTGGACAATGGAGAAAATTTAAATACGGATGCTAGAATATGGCTATCCACAATACACGCAGCAAAAGGTGGAGAAGAAGATAACGTAATTTTATGTTTAGATATGGGAAAGAAAATTCTTAAATCTATTAAACGTAGTCAAGAGAAAAAATGATGAAGAACATAGAGTCTGGTACGTAGGAACCACAAGAGCAAGAAATAACCTATACAAACTAAAAGCAAAAATACAAAGAACAGGATATCAACTATGAGAATAATTACATCAGATATATTTATAACAATCACATTAACATTTTTTGTCATCAACATAATGGAGGTATTAAAATGACACACAAAGATATATTTAAAGATTCATTTCCACAAGATAAGCAGATAGGTGGGAGTCACTACAAAGACTTTCACATTCAACCTTATGAGTTTATCTCAAAGAATGACCTTTCCTTTTTTCAGGGAAATGTTATAAAGTATGTTTGTCGCTACAAGAACAAGGCGGGAATACAAGACTTAGAAAAAATAATTCATTACTGTGAATTAGAAATTAAAACAATGAAAGATCTTAAAAAGAAATGATCATACCACAAACAGAATGGTTAGCACCTACAGAGTATCCGGATCTAAGATCAGCAAATGAAATTGCAATTGACTTAGAGACACGTGATCCAGACTTAAAGAAACTGGGTTCAGGAGCCATCATAGGTAATGGTGAAGTTGTAGGTATAGCTGTTGCTGTAGATGGTTGGAAAGGTTACTTTCCTATTGCCCATGAGATTGGTCCAAACCTAGATCGTAAAAAAGTTTTAGATTGGTTTACTGATGTATGCGAATCACCTGCTACAAAAATATTTCATAACGCAATGTACGACGTATGTTGGATACGTAATTTAGGTATAAAAATCAATGGTTTAATCGTAGATACTATGATTGCAGCATCATTAATTGATGAGAATAGATTCTCTTATACCTTAAATACTATGTCCTGGGCTTATCTTAACAAAGGTAAGAATGAAGCAAGACTAATAGAAGCTGCAAAAGAAAGAGGACTAGATGCAAAAGCTGACATGTGGAGATTACCTGCAATGGAAGTTGGATCTTATGCAGAACAAGATGCTGAACTTACTTTAGAACTTTGGCAAAAATTTAAAAAGATAATTATTGAAGATGATTTACAGAATGTATTTAATCTTGAGACAGATCTGTTTCCTTGTCTGGTCGATATGCGCTTCCTAGGGGTGAGGGTAGATGTCGAGAAAGCCAATCAATTGAAAACAGCACTGGCAGTAAAAGAACAAAACCTAATACAACAAATAAAAATAGAAACAGGAGTAGAAGTTCAGTTAATGGCAGCAAGAAGTATTGCTCCACTTTTCGATAAATTAAATTTACCTTATTCAAGAACTGAGAAATCTGATGAGCCATCATTTACTAAAAACTTTCTTGTTACACATAAACATCCTGTAGTACGTATGATAGCAGAAGCTAGAAAAATAAACAAGGTCAGAACTACATTTATTGATTCTATTATTAAACATGAACATAAAGGTAGAATACATGCAGACATTAATCAAATTAGATCTGATGATGGTGGTACCGTTACCGGTAGATTTAGTTATTCTAATCCTAACCTACAACAGATTCCAGCAAGAGATCCAGATACAGGACCATTGATAAGATCATTATTTATACCTGAGGAAGGTTGCAAGTGGGGTACGTTTGACTACTCGCAACAGGAACCAAGATTAGTTGCACACTACTCACTAAAATTTGAATTACCTTCTGTAAATGATATTGCAGATTCATATGAAAATGATCCTTCAACAGACTTTCACAAAATTGTTGCAGAGATGGCAGAGATACCTAGATCACAAGCAAAGACAATTAACTTAGGTTTATTCTATGGTATGGGTAAGGGTAAGTTGATGAATGAATTAGATTTAACAAAAGAGAAAGCTGATGAACTATTTAAAAAGTATCATGGTAGAGCACCTTTTGTAAAACAATTAATGAATAAAGTTATGAACGCAGCTTTAAACAAAGGCCAAATAAAAACTTTACTTGGTAGACGTTGTAGGTTTCCAAAGTATGAACCTATATTAAATGGTAGTGATTGGGGTAAATATATACCACCGGAAGATGAAGAACGTATGAAAGAACTACAAGAGATGGGACCAGTGTTGATAGACTTTGAAGGTAAAGTTATCAAAGACAAAGATGGAAAGTCAAAGAAAAATTATTGGCATAAGAATCCAACACGTAGAGCTTTTACATACAAAGCATTAAATAAATTAATACAAGGATCAGCTGCAGATATGACAAAAAAAGCAATGGTTAATTTATATAAAAATGGATATCTTTCACATATACAGATCCATGATGAATTAGATTTTTCTATTGAATCAGAAGCTCAAGCTGATAAAATAAAAGAAATAATGGAACAAGCAGTAGACTTGGAAGTTCCGAATAAAGTTGATTATGAATCTGGACCTAACTGGGGAGAGATAAAATAAACTATGGCTTATTTAAATGCGGACATACCACCTATCTACTGTAAAATACGTAAGGAGTATTTATATGATCTGGAAAAACATCAAGGAGAGTCTGTTGACTGCTGCATCTTTAGTGTGGTCTCTATTACAGATAGGGCTCTCTTATTTAACATTATGCTACCAAATGGTGCATGCTTTTGGCGTTTACCTATATCAGCGTTTTTTCAAGAAAAATTTGACAGAGAAGACGTACCAGATATCGCAATCGACAATCTTCAATTATGGAATTGCTTTAGTTATTATCCTAGTGTTCATTGCTTTAGTTTTTTAAGGGGTAAACGAGGAAAATACTTTGGTAAAGACAAAATAAACTATCCATTTGAATATTTATTTACTGTTGACTGGGGACATCCAGATAGTAATATACTAGATACTGAGCATTCTGAAATTCCTGCAGAACATAAGTGTGCTCACATACTTGCTTTAGACAATGGCAATTATGCAGCACAACCAAACAATAGAATATTGTGGGATGCTCCAAATTATACAACTGATAGAGAAGTACCAGACTATAGGGTTCAAACTACAAGATGGAATGTAGAAAACAAAGATTGGTTGACTGAAGATAGTAATAAAATGTTTTATAAAACAGAGGATAAAAAATGAGTTTAAATATATGTTTAGATTGTAACTTTGAAAAGAAAAAGTGTCAGTGTGTTATTGAACCACCTAAAGTTAAAATGAGTTGGTGGAAAAGAATAATTTATTTTTTAATAGGTTGAAAGTAATGGAGTATTGTAGGATGAATTATTATTTTACAGGTGCTTTAATTGTAGCTTTTGTATTAATAGCCTTATTTTTACAACCAGGATATATACCTAGATGAGCAATAAACCTTTAAATATTGGAGAAGAAGCACGAGTGCAGATGCCGATGAAAACCGTAGCCTCACTGATCGTGCTCGTCGCAATGGGCGTGTTCGCTTATACGGAGCTGACTGCGAGATTAGTATCGTTAGAGACATCACGTGAGTTGTTTGAAAATGATTTGTTAAAAAAATCTGAACAAGTGCCTACGGACCAGGAGCAACATTTTTTAATCGAGGATCTTTATAAGTCCGTCGAGAAGATGGAAGAGACTCAAGAGATGAACATGACTAACAAAGTTAATATAGAATTTTTAAGAGAACAATTAGATAAAGCTCTAGCTGATATCGAAGTGTTAAAAGATAAGGTAAGACAAAACGGAGGTCATTAATGGAGTTGATTGTAGCTTTACTTATGATTGTTAATGGAGAGATCAAAGAACATAGAATTCAAATTGATCCTGAGACAAATAAACCTTCAATGTCAATGTGCTTGAAAGGAAAAAGAGTTGCAATGAGATCAAATACAAAAGATAATATAGTTTATCAATGTATAAAATCGATGGCCGAGCTCGAGTCGAACGTCGATGGTTCAAAATCAATTAAAAAACTTATATTAAAATAATGAAAAAAAATTGTAATAAATGTAACAAAGAGTTTGAAGCTAAAGAAGAATTAGATTTATTCTGTAGCCAAGACTGTAAGGAAGAAGCTTTAGCTGATCTTGACAATGACAGCGATGAGTGTTTAAGCTGTCAATAATGGAATTATCAAGAAATTTTTCTCTTCAGGAGCTTATCAAATCTGATACAGCTGTGCGTTTGGATATCAATAACAATCCAAACTCAGGTCAGATAGAAAAACTAAAAGCACTTTGTGAAAATATTTTACAGCCGGTACGTGATCCACTTCGGCAGAGTAAAGGTAACGTCAGGGTTCCGTAGCGAGCAGCTGTGCCTAAAAATAGGTAGCTCGATCAACAGCCAACATGCAAAAGCTGAGGCGGCAGACTTCGAATGTATGGGAACTGACAATGCTGAATTAGCTGACTGGATTTATGCAAACCTAGAATTTGATCAATTGATACTCGAGTTCTACACGCCAGGCGAACCTAACTCGGGATGGATACACTGTAGTTACACTACAGACAAACCTAGAAAACAATTTTTGTGGGCGTATAAATCAGAAGGTAAGACTAAATATAAACCAGTAATAGGAAAGGCGAAAGATCTAGTATGAGTATAATAGATAAGAAATCAATAAAGTTATTTCAAAAAATAGATACAGTACATGGACATTGTGAAGAGTGTCAGGAAGAAGCTATCTTAGTAGCTATCGTTTCTGAATTTTACAGATGTACTAATTGTGGTCATGACACTAAACAACATATCAATGGTAGAATTAGATATTTAAAATTAGATGACTCTGATAAAAAATGGATTAAAGAAAATTACATTAAATAATGGCTAGAAAATTTAAAGACTTCGTTGTAAGGGATAAACCTAAAAAAAGAGGGCCACGTCAACATAAGAAATCTTTAAACAAGAACGAAAAAAGACAGAAGCGTACTCGACGTTACAAGGGCCAGGGTAAAGGCTAAAGGGTTCAGGCCTCAGGCTTCTCTTGATTGTCTGTCTTCTCACACATAAATTTAGGATATAATTCAGCTGTGTTTACTACATCTGCAGTAAAATGTTCACCATCAAATAATACAGAGTAAGACTCACCCAATCCTTTTTGTACACACTCATAGTGTGTTTTATAAAATCTATCATAGTCATGGTCTTTAACCGGCACTTCAGCGCAGTTCTGATTGACCACTGAACATATGTATATTGTTAAAAAAAACTTCATTGACTTACTTGTAAAAAGATATAAGAATCCTATATTATTATTTTATAAATAATGAAAGGATATAATAATGACTGACGTAAGTAAATATAAATCGGTTGCACTCTCACATGCGAGTTGTGACAAATTAGATAAGATCAGGCGCGTAGTAGTACCTGAAGTAGAAGTATCTAGAGCAAAAGCTTTAGACATATTAATCAATGAGAAAGTGAGAAAATTAAATGGCAGACTACGGAACAAGGACGCTTAAAGAGTTTGATACATTTGATCCTGTTAGAAATTTATGGAGAAATGTATTAATAGTTGCAATATCTGACGCAATTAAAGTGAAGTCTAATATAATTAAATTTAGTGAGTTTTATGCTAAACGAAGATTTCATGAATTAGATTATGTAACTTTACCTAATAGTGATTTTGCTAAAGTATGTGAATATGCAGAGCTAGATCACAATTTGGTTAGAAAGAAAGTAATTAAAACTTTAGATGATATGGAGAAAAACTATGACAAAGACAATATGCCAGAGATGCCATGGAAACGGTTATATCAAAGTAAAGGAATCAATCGAGAATCCAGTGGAAATCATACAGCAGTGTCCGAGTTGTAATTCACAAGGGGAAATAACAATGAGTACAGAACGATTAATACTTGAAACTAAACTTGTTAAAGAACTTAATCAAATTATTAAAAAACTAAATGGTGAGATTGAGGTATTAGAAAGTAAACTAAAAGAAAAAGAAGGAGTTAAAGATGAGAAGAGCAATGTTGGAAGCACTCGAGAAGAAATACGAGGCTGATATAGCTGAAGCTGATGCAACTATACAAATATACCTAGAGAATTCTGTAGGTATTGGTGAGCACCCACAACATTTAGAAGAGATTGATAAACAACTCGCCTAAAATAGTTGAAGCTGAAGAAAAACAAAATGCACTACAGGCTTTTAAATTATGAATAACAAATATGATTTAATAGATGATCAAGTTAGTGAAAGTTTTTGGGCTTATCATGCAGGCATGGCTGATGGCGATGGTTCTTTTAAAATTAACAAAGGTAAATATCCTTACTATCAACTAAGTTTAATTGACAAAAATATAATAAAAGAATTAGCTAACTTATATGATGTTAAAATTGGTAAATGTAAAAAAGGAAAAAAGAAACATAAACAAAAATATGTGGTGTCAGTTTGTGGTAAAAATTATAAACATTTTATACAAAAAATTTATCCTTCTCTAATAGAAAAAAGAGATGTTATAAAAAAGGTTATGAAAGAACAGGATATAGAAATTATAAAAAAACCCGATTACAGATATGCTATTTTAAATGTTAGTAATAATCAATTAGCTTGGTTGGCTGGATACTTCGATGCTGAAGGATGTATTACTTTTTCTCCTAGATATAATAAAAAATCTAAAAATTATAATTTTTCATCTAGAATAAGTTTTACTAGCACCAACTTAAAAGTTTTACGATACGTTAAAAGGTTAATGAATCGTATTTTTAACAGGGGCAACAATAAACATACATTTAAAATAGTTCCTAAAACCATGTGGAAAGATAGACCTTACAATGAAGCGCCTTGTTGGGATTTGATTTGTTGTCAAATGGCTAAAACACATTTGTTTTCTAAAATATATCAACCCATAATTAAAGTTAAAAGAAAGATTGAAAAAATGAATAGACTTATAAATTATGGTGAATTTTGTGCAAACATGAAATGGACTTTTGGTAAAATAAATTTTAAAAAAAATGAAGACCTTAGACAAAGGTGGTTAAAAAAATGAAGTGTTTTCATTGTGGTGATGATCTAAGATGGAACAACGACTTTGATACAGAGGATGATGAACAGTATTTAATTGTTAGTATGTATGAATGTATGAACGAACATTGTAAGGCCTGGTATGAAATATATCATGGTCTAAAAGAAAAGGAGACAGTCAATTGATTTGGAATAAAAAGTTTAAGTATCCTCAGACTATAAGAGAGGCTATAGAAGGTGAGCGTCATTATTTGATTAGTGATGAAAAATTACCATCTGTTACGACCGTGTCTGCAGGCCTACACAAAGTGACGAAAAAAAGGCAAGCTTAGATAAATGGAAACAAAGAGTCGGAGCCCAGTCTGCTGAAAATATTAAGAATGAAGCAGCCAACCGTGGATCAATCATGCATAAGCTAATTGAATGCTATTTGCTGGACGAAAGACACATGGATTTGACTGATTTAGGCCAACAAGCTGATAAGATGGCACAAACTATAATAGATGAGGGTCTAAAGGGCTATATGGAGGAAATATGGGGTACGGAAATATGTTTACATTATCCAGGCCTGTACGCCGGTGCTAGTGATCTCGCTGGTGTGTATGAAGGACGCGAAAGTATAATGGACTTTAAACAATCTAACAAGCCTAAAAGAAGAGAATGGATTGATGACTATTTTTTACAACTTGCAGCATATGCTACAGCTCATAACCAGGTCTATGGTACCAAGATACAGTCTGGAACTATTCTAATGTGTACTAAAGATAATTACTTTCAGAAATTCACTGTATCCGGAACCCAGTTTCAAAAGTTTATGTGGGAATGGTTAAAGCGTGTTGACCTATATTACGAAAAACGTAGTAAATTAGCCAAAAATCATGAATAATGTGGCAGGAATCAGGCATCAGGGATTGCCCCTAATAGGTTTTAAACTTTTTTTGAAAAAAATTTTTTTGAAAAAAGATGAGAAATGTCTACTACCTTACTACCTGAACAAGTTTTTGTTGGTATACATAGCTTATTTAAGCAATTTTGGTAGTAAAACGTCTACTACCTGGCTACTACCTGCTACTACCAAGATGGTTCAAAATCCCAATAAGGTAAACTTTTTATGTAAAATGTGTTATAACATAATTTCATTTTTTGCTCTTAGGGAGAAATTAATATGAGACGTAAACGAAAAAATAAAAAAATTATTCCATTGAATCTAAAGTCATTAGGTAATGACATATCAGCTTATCCATTTGTAGAAATAGAATGGCTTGATATCGAAGGTGATGCCGGCTGGAGCACCACAAAAGATTTGAACAAAGAAAAATTACCGGTGTGTGTTTCTAAAGGATATCTTGTTAGCCAAAAAAATGGAATAACTAGAATATTTACTGATTATATTAAATCTAAAGATAAGCCTACGTTTGATAGTATTGGAAATACAACTATGATTCCAACTTCTGTGATTGAGTCTATAAAAAAAATAAATTAGTTTGATTCTTTTTGCTTCTTTGGTGATTCTTTCACTTTTTCTTTTAATTCTTCGAATTCAACTCCCTCTAGAATCGGAGAATAGTCGTCAATTATTTGTTTCATCCGTGATTCTAATTCTTCTGTCGATAAGTCTTCTAATTTACCAGTACGGATAATCTTCTGTTCAATATATAAACCTGCAGCTTTACCTCTAGCTACTTCAGCGTTGACTGCAGCTGACCAAGCTTTCTTATCTCTAGCCTCATCTCTAAGTTTACCTAATTCTGATATGTGATTGCCGAATGTGACTTCGTATTGCTTTTGCCACTCTTCTCTTAACTCACCAATATACTGGACCACCAATGGAAATAATTTTGGATTCTGTAATTTACTTGCAGCCTGTCTAGCTGAGTCTTTTGCATAACCTGCTTCAATAGCACAAGCTGTGGCTGTCATTCTACCTTGTTCAGATATTAGTAGATTGGCAAATTTAATTTGTTGTTCAGTTAATTTCTTTGGTAATCCCATTGTCCTCTCTTAAAACTTCCTTTTCCCTTTTTGGGTTTTACTGTTTGTGATTTATATTGTGGAGTTCTTACTTCTTTTGCTACTGGATTAAATATTCTATTCCATTCTTGTCTATACAAATCATCAGAAGGTCTTGATCTACCATCCCATTTTTCTTTTTTCATAGTATTGCTTTTTAACACAACAATGATATAAAAGCAACTTATGTTGAGTGGAAAAGCATTAAGACAGACACTAGATAAAATGTTAAAGTCACCGGTAGCCCAAGAGGCTAGAGTTCAAGTTCGTCTTCCTGATGGACAACATTTTGATATTACTTCTTTACAACTGATGGAAAATAAACTATTGGGAGCCAGAGAAACTCACCGACTTGTTATGACTATCAAGCCAGAAACGTGGAGAATGGGCGACGTTATCAAAAAAGTATAACGCACCTGTTAACCTAAAAAATCAGTGAAACCGGAGACTAAATTTTATGGAAATGTTAAGAAAAATATTACTCAAATATCCTGGATTAGGATTGAAAATCTTAGCGTTCCTGGTACTCCCGATCTATTGGGTTATAATAATAACGGCGTCTTTTTCACTGTTGAACTGAAATATACAAAAACAAACAAGATCACATTTTCTCCACACCAAATTGCGTTCCACGTGAAACATCCACGCAATACTTTTATCTTAGTTCTTGATGCCTGTTCCATGCTTCCAAAACTTTATGAGGGAAAAGATATAAGAGAGCTTGCTGCTTGTGGCTTGAAGCTTGAGGCTTGGTGCTCGGGTTATGAATCCTGCTCCGAGATCTTTGAATCGCTTGGTGCTTGAGGCTTGTCGCTTGAAGCTTGTGGCTTGGTGCTTGACGCTTGCAGCTTGAGCTTCTCTTCTCTCTGAAATTTTTTCGCGCGCTGGCGCATCTCTTCGTAATATTTAGGATGTTTGAATACGTGCATTAATGTTTACCGTATATAACAGATTTAATATCTTTATTCCAGCATGCTCGACAATCTTTACAAGCGCCGCCCTGATCCGGGGCTGGACAAGTCCGCTCACCTTCTTGAGTCGTGACGCCTGAGTCATGGGTCCAGGCATTGCCCTGCTGGTCCATCGACTTTTGATCTTGATAATCTTATAATTAAATTTTCCGGAACCTCTTCAGGTGCTGGCAGGTATTGCCGCTCTTGCGTTGGCAGCCAGTGTTTGGTGTTTGGTGTGAGCTTACACACTTCTATAATTTTTTGCATATGCTCGCTGCTCTGTACATCGCCGGCGTCATGCCATCTAAACCATTTTTGGCCACGTATTTTTGTAGACATAGCCTCGACCCATAGCGGGTGATTGATTGCGTCCAGTCTTCTATACTGAGCTGCTTTGATTGCTGGATACCTGGTATAGTTACCCTTCAAGGCGTAACAGCCGTAACACGGTGAAGTTTTAACTAGTCTAAGCTTCGAACCAGTTTGACATGCCCATGCTGGCAGGCTGTAGCTCAGGCCAGGCATCTTGCTTGTTCTTGTAAATGAGTCTGTTATTTTTAATGCTTCTTTTATTTTCATAATTATATCTTTCTGTTGAATCTATTTTTAACACGGGTCCCTGGTTTATGCAATTGTTTTTTGAGGCTTGACGCTTGAAGCTTGCCGCTTGAGGCTTGGCGCTTCAGGCTATTAAAAAATTCTTGGCAATGGTCCAGGTAACCTTGCGGCAGCGTGCCGTGGTCATCAGTGAACCACGGCAACAAATCATTATTTTTAATTCTCATTTCAAGTATCCAATCTCTTTCAGGTAGTCATAGGCATCATCCATCGTGGATCTAAAATGCTCAGTCCTGTATTCGGCTGGACAGTCTTCGTCAGCCTGACAGCACATAGCTGCCAGGTGAGCTGCAAGTTTTTTTTCTTTATCAGTCATCCTTCCTCTCTTCCATGTACTTTCTAGATCTCTCTTGATCTTCCTTCACCATCCGGATAATTTCTTCCAGGGCGTTAGCAACTCTGTTTAGCTGTTCACCAGCTTCATATATTTTTATTTTCATAATTATTCCTTTCAATTGTATCCTATACTATCCTGACCCAGCTGTCAAGCGCTTGCTGCTTGGAGCTTGCCGCTTGATCCTTCAATCATATACCAGCGCGCCATCCTGATCAGGGAACTCGGCGCACCATGGTGTTACACACATTGCTAGGTTGCCCATCATCGCTAACGTACAGGGAAATGCCAGAGGCAAGATTTGGACGCTGGTGTACTCTTACTGATACTATTATTAGCAGGACCATCACCTTTCAGTGGGCTGTACCAGTAATGCTTGCAAGTCGACTAGACAAGCATAGCAATGGTCCAGCAAATAATGATCAGTCACTATGCTACGCGGGTGGTATGACGCCCCATTGCATGACATACGGGAATCCTAGCGCACACCGTGTTATAGTGTTTATCTCCACAGTCAATAATGACTGATCCCAGATCCAATCTCCAGTCAAGCATGGTCTAGATGCTACTACCATTGGATCAGGGATCAGTAGCACTCAATGGCTCTCTTCCAGAGTGCTAATCATCCCACTTGTTTAGAGTGTCAACTTGGGGTGATGGTTATGATACACCCCAAATCTAATTTTTTATCTGAACATAAACAAATAAAAAACATAATTAATATATAATCCTTGACAATCCTATTGTCAAGTAGTAAAACAAAAAAATAAAAATTAATTAACAGAAAGGTCAAAATGACAAAAATAAGAATGAATACAGAGTTGCGAAACAAACTCTTTAATAAAATAAAAAATGTCTTTGAGAACGAGGACACTCAAGAACGAGAAGCATTTCTTCAAGCAAGAGAAGATGTTGATAGACAATATGAACAAGCACATAGACTTGCAAGTTGATGTTGTTGAAAGATCATATCCACCAGAAGATGTTTCTGTTTAAGACACTTTCAAAAAGAAATATGGTCAACCCTTGTGATGTTGTTGCAAAAGATAAATGTTTTTACTTTGCACACAATGAGGATTTAGATGATGAGGGCGACGCAAAAGAAACTAAATCACATTTTGATTTTGGTTTATTTGGTAATCTAAATGGTAGTGAGTATAGTGGATGACGAGGGTAAAGAGTTTGCAGTTGCATATTTTAGAGAAGATTTAAAAGCTATGGATTGCAACCCAGATATCTATGCTCAACAATCCGAGAACAAGGACAACCCACATAAGACTAAACATGTTGAGGCTTGTATGAAAGCACTTGGATATAGTGGTAATAGTTATTCTAGTAGTGATAATAATACAGGCATGACTAAAACTTTTAATGACCAATACTATCTTGATGTCATTGGAACATCTTATTGCAGATCAAGAGCAATCGCATGTACTAAAGACGAGTATGAAACTTTTAATGATTGGCGAATTGCAAAAGGTAATGTTGTATCTAAACACCAAACATGGATTGATACAATTCAAAAACAATGCGATCAATTAAAGATTGGATTGAAAGCATATCGTTATTTGAGTGAGGGTATTGAACTTGCAACTGAACTAGGTATTCAAGTTGATGAGGCAGAGTTAATTAGAACTAACTCAACAGGTTTGACTATCTACAATCCAAGCAACTTGGCTAGTATGATTAAAGGTATGAAGAATAAAAATCAATCAAGAGAGGCGAAGATATTGGCTAGAAAAAAATACGAAGAAAGTCTAAATTAAGTTTGACAATCTTGGGACTATCCTATAAGATAGTCCCATAACAGAAAGGTATATATGATAAAAGATAAAACATTTAGAATAACATATTATTCTAACAAAGATAAAAAACACATAACTAGATTTGGTAAGTTTGATGACAAGTGCAGATATTGGACTAGCAAAGTTGGTACTGCATTAATCACTTATTTTGATTTAGATAAACAAGCATATAGAACTGCGAAAGACAGTTGGAAAGTGAGGTACTAATGGCACAACAAAACGAAGAACATTTTGAAACAATAGACAAGAACAAGGCGAAAGCCTACGAAGAACAAAAGTCCATGCGTGAGGAATTAATCGAGTGGGTTAAGACTTGTGATAAATTGCATATGGGCGAATTATATTCTGAGATGAGAAGAATGAAAAGGAGTTGGAATGACTAGTTTTGAATTTTATTGTATTGTCACATTTTTTGGTTTGATAATGGGAATGGTGGTAGTAGCATGAGTAATAAACATTTTTGCCAAGGACCAAGATGTCATGAACAAGTTACAACAGATAGATTTTTAAAATCGCGTGGAGTAATTCGTGGACGATATGCATATGCTACAAGAGATAGAACACCTAATCAATGGGGTTGGACTCCAAATGGTTCTGATGTTTATTTCTGTAGTCAATCATGTAAGTTTGATTGGTTAAGTGATAATATGGAAAACATTGAGCATGGTCGACCGATTGAGTTTATCAGACACAGACGAGAGAGCCAAGGTTACGCCAAGGTCAAGAATGATGAGTCAAGGTGGGGACCAGAATATTCTATTCAAAGGGTTGACAATGGACAGTTAATAGACTAGGATAATCCTATTAACAAATAGAAAGGTATAATATGACAAAAACAATTAAAGCAGAATACTTACCAGGTGGCGCAAAGCGACAAGAACTATTGGACCAGGTTCCAGAGTACTTGTTAAAGCCAGGCGCAGACCAGGGGACTAAACATATGTTTTGTTTAGAAGTATTAAAGTTAACTGAGACTGAGTATCTTGAGGCACTTAACAAAGCTACTAACGGTGGCGTTGTGGAGGCAGCATGGAACTAGAACGAACAGAAAAAAGAATGAATAGATTTACTGGAGAATCTATCATGCTTACAAAAGAAGAGGCTATCAAACATGATAGACTATTCATCAACGAGTTAGCCGCAACACTAGAAGACAAAGAAAAAGGTTTCGACGGTGCATCAAAGTTATGGGACAAAGTCCGAGCGGATATAAATTGGTTTCGCAAAAATAATGCGGAGGCATATATGGTTCTACTAGACTAGAACCAACCTTTCTTGCCACCGGCGCTAACGGCCGGTGGCCCATAGAGGTACCAAGCCTCTTCCAAAATTTGAACTTTTTTTATTATTAATATATAGATATGTATATAAAGGGGTCCCAGAGTTATGCATTTATTGCGAGTTTTATACACTTAAAGGCTTAAAATACTTTTGGACTTTTTAAATTAAAGCTGTAAAAATTTTTTAGAAAATTTTTTCGAATGAGTTATGGATATAGATAAGTTAAAAAAGTTTGAGAAATTACCACCTGATGTAAAAAGACAATTAGCTTTGTATATGGCTAAATGGAAAGATAAGAAAAAACAAGCTGATATTAAAGATGACTTTATGGCTTTTGTTAAACACGTCTGGCCAGATTTTATTGAAGGATCACATCACAAACAAGTTGCTAAAAAATTTAATGATATAGCAAAAGGTAAAGTTAAACGTGTAATTATTAATATGGCACCTAGACATACAAAGTCTGAGTTTGCATCTTATCTAGTTACCTGCTTGGATGGTAGGTCGTAATCCTAAACTAAAAATTATTCAATCAACTAACACAACTGAATTATCTGTAAGGTTTGGTCGTAAAGCAAAACAACTTATGGATTCTCCTGAATACAAAGAAGTATTTCAAACAAGACTCAAAGAAGATTCTCAAGCTGCTGGTAAATGGGAAACCCAACAAGGTGGTGAATACTATGCTGCTGGTGTTGGTTCTGCAATTACTGGAAGGGGTGCCGATCTCTTGATTATTGATGACCCACATACTGAACAAGATGCAATGAACGCTCAAGCGTTAGATAGAACTTATGAGTGGTATACATCTGGTCCAAGACAACGTCTTCAACCTGGTGGAACAATTGTAATTGTAATGACTAGATGGAATGAAAAAGATTTAGCAGGTCGTTTGATTAAAGCACAAAAAGAACCTAAAGCAGATCAATGGGAAGTAATTGAGTTCCCTGCAATCCTACCAAACAAAAAACCCCTGTGGCCTGAATACTGGAACTTGAAGGATTTAGAAGCGGTCAAAGCATCTATCCCTCTTTCAAAATGGAATGCACAATACATGCAGAACCCAACCGGTGAAGAAGGTGCCATGATTAAAAGAGAATGGTGGCAAGATTGGGAAAAAGATTTACCACCGCTAGAACATGTTATTCAATCTTATGATACAGCGTTTATGAAAAAACAAACTGCCGACTATTCTGCTATTACTACTTGGGGTGTGTTTACACCAAGTGAGGATAGTGGACAATGTTTGATATTATTAGATGCAATTAAGGATCGTTTTGAGTTTCCTGAGTTACGTAGGGTCGCCATGGATCAATATGGATATTGGAAGCCTGAGACAGTAATCATTGAGTCTAAAGCATCTGGATTACCACTAACTTATGAGTTGCGGAAAATGGGGATACCTGTTATAAACTTCACACCCTCTAAAGGTAACGATAAACATACGAGGGTTAACAGTGTCTCTCCGCTGTTTGAGTCAGGGAGAATATGGGCGCCCAAAGATATGGACTTTGCACAAGAAGTTATTGAAGAATGTGCAGCCTTTCCATATGGAGATCATGACGATTTAGTGGACTCCATGACCCAAGCTGTTATGAGATTTAGACAGGGTGGTTTGATTGAGCATCCTGAAGACTATGAGGACGAAGAACTACCTCAACAACAAAGGACATATTATTAATGGATGAGTTCATCAAAAAAATTCCAAAAATAGGTAAAATTTATAAATCAATAGATGAAGCTTATGGTGCTTTACTAAAAGGTTTTAGATCTATTAAAAACAGAGAACCTAATGCTGTTGAAAATCAAATGATTAGAGAAGAAGCTAAAAACAAAATTCAAGCTCAAGGTGATAACATTTCTATTTTAGATGACTATAAAGAGCAAGGCATTATGAGTCAGGCTCCAGGAAATAAAACTGGTGAAGTATTAGATGTATCATTTAAACCGGGTGTAGATAAAAGAGGTAAAAGAGTCGAAGAATCACCGAGTCAGGCAACAGGGCCTGATCTTAAATCTGGTATAATTAGAACAGATGTGTTTGATGATTTTGGTGATGTAACAATTGAAGGTCAAGGTGATAAATTAAGAAATATCATGGGTGAAGAAAGTATAGAAGCATATACTAAAGCATTAAATGATAAAAAATTATTTAGAGCTGAAGGCATTATTAAAAAATTAGGTGCTAAAACAGATAAACAAAAAATGTTTGTAGCAGATATTGTCGATGATATTAAACAAGGAGTTTATCAACGTAATGATGTAGGTGCTTCAATCAAATCTCATATGTATGATGATTTATTAGAGCAAGGTCTTGATGATGATACTGTATTAAATATTATGTATAGAGACACAGAAGCAGATGACTTTTCAACTACCATGGCAAAAATAAAAGGTAATGCAAAAGATAAAGGTATTAATATTGATGACACTGTAGACTTTTACGAAAATACATATTTTGAAGTAGGTAAACCAAGAGACTTAAAAGCTTATGGTGGTCGTATGGGTTTTGCTGATGGACCAGATGATCCTAAGAAAAAATCACTTGTTAAAAAAATACCAAAGGTTGGTAAATTAGTATCTGGAGTAGAATCTTTAAAAGGTGCTATTGGTAAAATTATGAATAAATTTGGTGAAGATGCAATTACAACTGCAGACAAAGTTGATCAACCAGAAAAAACTACACAACAATTAATTTCTGAATTTGAAGCTAGAAACAAACCAGATGCAATTAAAATAGAATCAAGAGAAATTTTAGACGTACCACCTGTACCAGAAGGTTTTAAATTAAGTAAAGAAAAACTATTAGAAAACTTTCCTGAGATAGATGAAGACATGGCTGATCAAATTATGGAATTAGATAAAGATACTCAAGGTAGAGTGCTTATGATGATTAAAAATAGAAGACAAGATCCTGAAGCTTATGATAAATTATTAGAGACAAAAGGAGATACTTTAGAATTCCAAGGTGAGTTTGATAAAGTAACTAGAAGAAAAAATAATAATCGAGGCGGCCTAAACTACTTGATGGGACTTTAATGTCTGAAGTAAATAAGATAGCAAACTACAATCAAATGATGTCTTGGTTAACAAGACCATCAGTTCCAAAAACAGAAACCAGAGAAGACTTTGCAATAGGTGGTGGTGTAATAGAAGGAGAAGACCTTGGATCAAGAGAAGGTTTTGCTGGACCAAACTTAATTAAAACTGGAGAGAATAAAGGTAAATATACTTATGCAATTCGTAATCCAGAATATGAAGGACCAGGAAAAGGTCAATCACCAACTATAAAACAAGGACCTTTTGAGACTTTAGAAGAAGCTCAAAAATCTTTTGATACTAGACAAAAGAAAATGTCAGAACTTAAATTATCTGGAAGAAACAAAGCAGTTACGGATAAAGCACAAGAAATAAATAATTTTGTCAATGATTTCTATGATCAAAATATAAATAAGTATGATTTAAGAGATTATGATTCTTTTAAAAAAGATATGTTAACTGCATTTGAAGAATCTGGAATTAAAAGTGGTTCAGGTAGAAAAGCGATATTAGAGGGTTATCCCAATATAGGAAATATAGATTCTAAAGTACCATTTGAAAAATATGGGGTAGGTGATTTGCTTAGAACAAAAGGTTCCTCAGGAACAAGTAAACCTACTGATACTTTTTTTAAAAAATTATTTTACTCTGGAAAAATAGAAACTAATCCAACTCTTAAAAAAAGATTAAATGATTATCTAGAATATTATAATGTAGATAAAAAATTTTATGGTGATGGTGCTCCTATTGACAGACAAGCTTTAAAAAAAAAATACGCTGATACTTTAGATAATTTAGATGATACTTTATTTTTACTAGGAGATGATTCTATTGGAACAGGAAAGACTAGAGCAAACATTTTAAGAAAATATTTTCCAGATAAAGTTGATGCTTTTATTGCAAAGAGGGGTTCAACCGGTGAATTATATAAAAAGAATGTGTCTTCTATTGAAAATTTTTTAACAGAGAAACAGTTAAAAGAAGCACTGGATGGACATACATCAATTAAAAAATTTATGACTAGTCAAACAGATCAATTAAAAAAGATATTTGATTTAAGTCAATTACCACCATCATTAGTTTTTAACGCAGACCATGTTGAAGGAATGACTGAAATAGCAAAACTAGATAATCCAGAAGATATTATAAGAGGATTAAAAAATTTAGTTGGTATGACTAAAAAAAGAAATTTAAATTTAGGATGGGGAGGATATTCTCAAAAAAGAAGAGATCTTACAGATAAAATTAATCAAGGTATAAATCCACAAAAAAATTTAGATAAGTTAAATAAACTAACTCAAGAAAGTTATCCATCAGAACTTAAAAATAAAAAAGCCTATTCATTAAAGAATGGTGTTTTGACACCTACACAAGATTTTAATTTTATTAGTGATCCTGAAACAAGATTTAAACAATACTTTACAGAATTAACTTCAACTCCAGAGGGATTAAAAGTTTTAAAATCACAATATAAAGATAATCCTAAACTTAAAGAAATTGTTCAAACAGATCCTAATCTAACTTCTGCAATTGATAATACTTATAATAAAATGATTGACGTTTTAAAAAATCCAAAATTTAAAAGTGTATTACAAAACTCAGGTCTTACTTTAAGAGGACTAGGTCAAATGAGAAAAGGAAACATACCTGGTTTTTTAAGTACCATGGAAAAGCTAATGCAAAAGAATCCTGATCTTAGAGCTGAGTTAGAATATGATTTTTCTGATATTCAAAATCAATATGCATCAGCGTCTATGATGTCTGATGTAGTTCCCATTGAAAGAAAAGAAAAACCAAAAGAAGGAACTACCGAAGGTGGATCTGCGGCTGCTGCAGGGGGTGCTACTTTATTTGGAAAATATTTACCTCAAATATTAAAAGGCACTTTAAAAACCGTTGGATCAGCTCCTACTGCCTTAACATTTGCAGGAATGACTACAAAAGAAGGAATGGATGAAGGAAAAACTTTTGCAGACGCTGTAACAGAACCTTTAGTTGGAGCAGAATTATTGTATCCCGAATTATTTAAAAAAGCTGGCCTTGGTTTTAATGCTTTAAATAAACTGGCTCGTGTAACTAGTCCAGTTGGAGCAGCTATTACAGGAGGAGGTATTGTAAAAAACGTTATTACAGATTCAGAACCTAATCTTCTTATTGATAGAGAAACAGGTGAGCCAAAAACATTTGAAAGAGAAGATGCTTCTTTTGTAATGCCTACAATGATAGATATGAATGAACAGGCTTATAAATTATCTAAAGAAAAAGATATTTCTTACGAAGACGCTTTTAAAGAACTAGCAAGAGATAAAACTTTTAAAGAAGGTATAGAATCGTTAAAAGAAAAATATGCAATAGGTGGCCGTGTAGGATTTGCAGATGGACCAGAAGATCCTGAAAAAAGAAAGTTTATGAAAATAATGGGTGGACTTGCATCTATACCTATTCTTGGAAGATTTATTGATATTGGAACTCAAGCACCAAAAGTAGCTGAAGTAGTTAAAAGAACTGCTGAGGGTGTTCCTGCTTTTTTAACTGACCTTATCGCTAAAGTTAAATTAAAAGCTGCAGAAAAAGGAACAAAATATTTTACAGGTAATAGAGCAGATGAATTTGCAGATGTTTATCAAGCAGATAATTATGTTGTTACAGAGCAAGGTAATAAAACAATCATTAGAGAAGTAGATCAGGATGGGGATATGCTTTACAAAGAAAATCAAATAGAGATAGAAGTAGGACCCTGAGACCGGAGGCGTGACTTACACTGAGGCAAGCGCAAAACCTGATGCAGAAGGCAAACTTAAAGATGTTGAAGAATACATTGAAGACGATGATTTAGAGAATATGAGAAAATATACTTATGACGAATAAATACCCAAAGAAACACTTATTGCCCCCTGAAGCCGGACCCACGCCTCAGGGCTTGAATATTAACTATAATACTGTTAAAACAGTCAAACAATCTGGAGAAAAAATAAATGGCGGATATAGACAAAGCACTTCCCAACGAAGTCAGAAAAGAATTCGAACTTCCTAGTGAAGATGAAGTTCAAGAACAATTAGTAGAACAAGCAGAAGACCAGGCACAAGATCCTGGACCAATTGACATTCAAGAAAATGAAGATGGGTCTGTTGATATTGATCTTGATCCGGCCGCAGCATCTATTGAAGGTGGTGACGAGCATTACGCAAACCTTGCAGAATTTTTACCCGATGATGTATTAGCAACTTTAGCTTCAGATTTAAATGGTAAGTATATGGATTATACTTCATCAAGAAAAGAATGGGAAAAAGCTTATATCCAAGGTTTAGATCTTTTAGGTTTTAAATACAGTCAAAGAACAGAACCGTTTCAAGGAGCTTCAGGTGCAACTCACCCAGTACTAGCAGAAGCTGTTACTCAGTTTCAAGCATTAGCTTATAAAGAATTATTACCTGCAAATGGTCCGGTTAGAACTCAAGTGATGGGTTTATCAACTCCGGAGAAAACACAACAAGCACAACGTGTTAAAGATTTTATGAATTATGAAATCATGGAAAAAATGAAAGAGTATGAACCCGAGTTTGATCAAATGTTATTTAATCTTCCTCTTGCAGGTTCTGCTTTTAAAAAAGTTTACTATGATGACATGGAACAAAGAGCAGTATCAAAGTTTGTTCCAGCAGATGATTTAATTGTTCCGTACACAGCTACCTCATTAGATGATGCGGAAGCAATTATTCATCGAATAAAAGTTTCAGAAAATGATTTAAGAAAACAACAAGTCGCTGGTTTTTACAGAGACGTTGATTTAGGAAAACCAACTGCAGGTGAATCTGATGTTGAGAAAAAAGAAAGAGAGTTGGAAGGTACAACTAAATCAAAAGAAGAAGATGTTTATACATTATTAGAATGTCATGTGGATTTAGACCTAGATGGTTTTGAAGATTCTGATCCAGAGACTGGTGAGCCCTCAGGAATTAAAATACCTTACATTGTAACTTTAGAAGAAGGATCACGTGAGATTCTATCTATTAAAAGAAACTATGAAGTAGGTGATCCTAAAAAATCTAAAATACAATACTTTGTACATTTTAAATTTTTACCAGGACTAGGTTTTTATGGTTTTGGTTTAATTCATATGATTGGTGGATTATCTCGTACTGCAACAAGTGCACTTAGACAACTATTAGATGCAGGAACTTTATCTAACCTACCTGCTGGATTCAAGCAACGTGGTATTAGAATTAGAGATGATGCACAATCAATTCAACCTGGTGAGTTTAGAGATGTAGATGCACCTGGTGGAAATTTAAGAGATTCGTTTATGATGTTACCATTTAAAGAACCATCACAGACTTTATTAAGTTTGATGGGTGTTGTAGTAAACGCTGGTCAAAGATTTGCATCAATTGCAGATCTACAAGTTGGTGATGGCAATCAACAAGCCGCGGTTGGAACAACAGTTGCTCTACTTGAAAGAGGAAGTAGAACAATGTCTGCGATTCACAAAAGAATTTACTCAGCTTTAAAAAATGAATTTAGAATTATGGCTAGAGTATTCAAGTTATATCTACCTCAAGAATATCCGTATGATGTAGTTGGGGGTCAAAGAATGATTAAACAACAAGACTTTGATGATAGGGTAGATATATTGCCAGTTGCTGACCCCAATATTTTTTCTCAAACACAGCGTATTTCCCTCGCGCAGACGGAACTCCAACTGGCACAATCAAATCCACAAATGCACAATTTATATAATGCATATAGAAATATGTATGAAGCATTAGGTGTAAAAGATATTGATCAAGTATTAAATAAACCAATGCAACCTATGCCTAAAGATCCTGCATTAGAACACATTGATGCATTAGGTGGAGCACAGTTTCAAGCTTTCCCTGGTCAAGATCATAGATCACACATCACTGCACACTTAAATTTTATGGCAACTAACATGGCCAGAAACAATCCAATGGTAATGGCAAGTTTAGAGAAAAATATTTTTGAACATATTAGTCTAATGGCGCAAGAACAAGTTGAATTAGAGTTCAGAGATGAGATGCAACAGCTACAACAGATGCAAATGCAGGCTCAACAGAACCCAGCTATGGCTCAACAAATACAAATGCAGGTTATGCAGGAAACACAAAAGATTGAAGCAAGAAAAGCTCAACTAGTTGCAGACATGATGGAAGAATTTATGAAGGAAGAACAAAAAATTACTTCACAATTTGACAATGACCCTATTGCAAAACTAAGAGCAAGAGAATTAGACCTTAGAGCACAAGAAAATGCTAGAAAAGAGAAGGAAGCTAACGAGAGAATGGACCTTGATAAGATGAAAACAATGATGAATCAAGTTAATCAAACTGAAAAGCTTCAACAAAACGAAGAATTAGCAAAATTAAGAGCTGATACATCAATTGAAAAGACAATTTTAGGAAAAACACTACCTAATTCTGATTCAATGATGCCAAACGTTGCAATTATGCGTAAAGGTTAGTGACAAAAACAAAAAAACAAGTTAAAATATTTAAATAAGGAGACAATATGAAAAAATACAATGACATTTGCGGTAAAATTGTAGATATTCCATCTGAAGACAAGATGAATCTAGAAATTGACCCAAGATCAAAGACAACAGCTGATGGTTCTTTCAACTATATCGCTACAGGTGAAGAAGTTGAAGTAAGAGGAACTAAAAGAATGTTAAAAGAGAAGTCTAGAAAAGCAAAGTGGATCTAACATGTGGTTATCGGCAATTAAATTAGCCGTATCTGCTGGAAGTAAGATTTACGCTAATAAACAAAAGACTAAAATGGCAATGAGTGAAGCTCAACTCATGCACGCTACAAAAATGGCTGAAGGTCAAGAAGCTTATCAAGGAAAACTACTTGAGGCTAGACAATCGGACTGGAAAGACGAGGCGGTTCTCATAATTCTCAGTTTGCCCGTGTTGGTGCTCGCTTGGGCGGTCATATCAGATGATCCAACAGCGATGGACAAAGTAAAATTGTTCTTTGACATGTTCTCGCAGCTCCCGTCATGGTTCACAAATCTTTGGATCCTTGTCGTGGCGTCGATATATGGTATAAAGGGTACACAAATTTTTAGAAACGGAGGAAAAAAATAATGAGAAGATTTTATAATAATGGAACAAGTTATTTAGAAACAATAATCAAAGGTGTAACTAATCTTACACCAGGTGGTGCAGCTGCAAACATTGCTAAAAAAGTAATTAAAAATAAAAAAGATAAAGATTCTAGAAATCCAAATCCTAAAACACCTACAATGATGGGTACGAAGAAAGATCTTAAAAAAGAAGAAAAAGAATTTTCTTCTAAAAGAATGGAAAATACAGATAGATCTCAATTGTATAAAAAAAAGAATTTGAGAAAATTTGAAAAACCAGTTTTTAAATTTAAACCAGAAGTAAAACCAGCAAGAAAACTAGAGGATTAATTATGAGAAAAAAATTTAACAAAGGAACAACTTTAACTAAAGCACAAAAAACTTTACCAGAAGCATTAAAGAAAAAAATTTTAATGGCTAAAGGTAAAAAGAAAAAGAAGCCAGGTGAAAAATCACCTATGGCTAAACTAGTAAGGAAAGCATAATGGCAAAGCTTTGTGCAAAAGGCAAAGCAGCTGCCAAGAGAAAATTCAAAGTATACCCTTCGGCGTACGCAAATATGTACGGTTCAGCTGTATGTTCTGGTAAAATAAAACCAGGTGGTAAAAAGAAAAAAACTAAAAAAAGAAAATAATGCGTTCTTATTATTCGGAAGGTGGATTAAGAAAATGGGTATCAGAAAAATGGGTAGACATTGGAGCACCGAAGAAGGACGGGAAGTATCAACCATGTGGAAGGAAGAAAGGGAGCAAAAGGAAATATCCAAAATGCGTCCCACTTGCAAAAGCCACACGAATGACAAAGTCGCAAAAGGCGAGTGCTGTCAAACGAAAACGAGCTGCAGGTAATCCTGGTGGCAAACCAAAAAACGTAAAAACATTTGTATAATGAATTTAGAAAAAGATTTAAAAGAATTAAGAAGACAAAAGCAATTAAAAGAATCTGCTATTGCTCAACTTAGAAAAAGAAGTAAAGACTCTAATGCTAGACCTAGAGCAGAAACTAATATGTTATCAAAAAACCCAGAGATGCAAAAAATCTAATGAGAAAAAAAGAAAACCCTATTAGAAAAACTACTACAGGACCAGGGAGCAAATTATAGACAAACTAAATCAGGTGCCTGGAATGACTGCTAAAGGGGTAGCTGCTTATAGAGCAGCGAATCCTGGATCAAAATTAAAAACAGCCGTGAACCGGTAAAGTCAAGAAAGGTTCAGCAGCTGCAAAACGAAGAAAGTCATATTGTGCGAGATCACTTGGACAACTTAAACGATCTTCTGCTAAAACTAGAAACGATCCTAATTCTAGAATTAGACAAGCTAGAAGACGTTGGAAATGCTAGATAGATTTGTATATAGATTTTTTGGTTTTTTAGATGATGCCGTTGCATTTGTTGAAACAGGTGCTATAAGAATGACCGAATGGTGTTGGCATTCAAGAGTAAATTTACTAAACAAAAGGAGAAAGAAAAATGTTAAACGAAGAAACAGTAGTAATTCATAAAGTACAAAAACATCTTAAAGAGTCTTATCAAGATATAGCAGATGCCATGATAGGTGGTGCTATTGACAATATGGAAAAATACAAGTATATGATGGGACAGGCACATGCCTATTTAAAAATATCTCAGGAAATCTCTAACCTGCTAGAACCAAAGGAGCAAAAAAATGATACTGAAAGAGAAAACGTCATCGACTTCGGAAGAACCGAAAGTTAAATCGGCACTATTAAATAAATACGAAGAAGACAATCAAAAAGAAATAGACGGTTACGAACGTCTTAAAACAAAAGAATCAAATAAATTACCTAGACCAACTGGATGGAGATTAGTTGTTCTTCCTTTTAAAATGAAGGAGAAAACTAAAGGTGGATTATATCTTGGACAAGAAACTTTAGAAAAACAACAAGTAGGATCTACTTGTGGTTTAGTTCTTGAAATGGGTCCACACTGTTATGATAAAGAAAAATTTCCAGAAGGACCTTGGTGTAAAAAAGGTGATTGGGTTATCTTTGCAAGATATGCAGGATCAAGAATCCAAATAGATGGTGGGGAAATAAGAATGCTAAATGATGATGAAGTTTTAGCAACCATTGATAACCCTGAAGATATACTTCATCAATATTAATCATAGAAGGAGATAAACTATGCCAATAGATAATAAAGTAGATATAGATACATCTGGTCCAGAAATGGATGTTGATATTCCTGAAGAAAATAATTCAACAGAAATTGAACAACCAGAAGTAAAAGAAGAACCAACAGTAAGACCTGTTGTAGAAGAAAAAGAAGGTGAAGATAAAACTTTTGAAAATGAAAGAGAAATTAAATTAGAAGATAAGAAAGAAGATTCTGAAAAAGATGATAAAGAACAAGAATTAGAAAAGTATTCTGATGGAGTACAAAGAAGAATAGCTAAACTTACTCACAAATGGAGAGAAGCTGAGAGACAAAAAGATGAAGCTTTAAGTTATGCTCAATCTCAAATAAAAGCAAAAGAAGCAGCTGAAGCAAAAATATCAAAGTTTGAACCAGAGTTTTTTAAAAACGCTGAAGAAAGTGTTGTTAATGGTCTTCAAGCAGCAAAAGCAAAACTTGCAGCAGCAAGAGAAGCTGGAGATATAAATGCTGAAGTTGAAGCTCAAACTGCAATCTCTGAGTTAAGTTATAAAAATGCTAAACTTAAAGAAACTATAGTTGCTCAAGAACAGTATAAAGCTAATAGAGCTAAAGAAGTTAAAAGTTCTAATATAAACTTAAATAGACAGCAAGCGGCACAGGGAACACCAGATCCTAAGGCTGAAACATGGGCATCTAGAAATGCTTGGTTTGGTCAAGATAATGCTATGACTTATACCGCTTTTGATCTACATAAGAAGCTTACAGAGGAAGAAGGTTATGATCCTCAGTCTGATGAGTACTATTCTGAAATAGATAAAAGAATAAGACTTGAATTCCCCCACAAATTTGATACAAATACATCAGATAAAGGGGAAACGACCAAACCCGTACAAACAGTAGCTAGTGCGAAGCGAAGTACAAACACTGGTCGCAAGACTGTGAGACTCACATCATCACAGGTAGCAATCGCTAAAAAATTAGGTGTGCCACTAGAAGAATATGCGAAACAATTAAAAATCACGAAGGAGGCATAAGCATATGGAAAATAATAATGACAAAAGAGCATCCCGTGCGAGTCAAACAAGAGAAAAAACTCAAAAGAAAAAAGTTTGGACTCCACCTTCATCTTTAGATGCACCCCCTGCACCAACAGGTTTTAAACACAGATGGATCAGAGTAGAATCTATGGGATTCCAAGACACTAAAAACGTTGCAGGAAGACTTAGATCCGGATACGAGCTTGTAAGAGCTGATGAATATCCAGATTCTGAATTTCCAATTGTGGATGATGGAAAATACAAAGGGGTAATCGGAGTAGGAGGCCTAGTGCTGGCTAGGGTACCGGAAGAGATTGCAGAACAACGAACTGACTATTATGTTAAACAAGGTCAGGACAACGTTGAAGCAGTAGACAACGATCTTATGAAGGAACAGCATCCAAGTATGCCGATCAATATTGATCGACAGACTCGTGTAACCTTCGGTGGTTCAAAGAAAAGTTAATTTTTTAACGATTACTAGAGCTATCCAAGGATAAACTAAACTAATGTCTAATAGGAGGACACAACTATGGCAAATCAAGACGCCGCTTTCGGTTTGAAAGCAATAGGAAAAGTTGGTCAGAATAGAGACAACCAAGGTTTATCTGAATACAGCATTGCTGCAAGTTCAGCTGCGATCTATCAATGGGATCCAGTGAAAACTTCAGGCGGTTACTTATTAGTAGCTGGCGCAGGTGGCAATCTTAGAGGATCACTAAATGGTGTTTTTTATACTGACGCATCAACAAGCAAACCAACGTGGGCTAACCACTTGGAAGCTAGTAACACAGCAACAGATATTGTTGGTTATGTTTCTGACGACCCTTATGAAAGGTTCGAGATTCAATCAAACAATGCTGGTGCTTCAGCAGTAACTGATGTAGGTAAAACTGCAGACCTTGCTTACGCAGCAGGATCTTCACCTGACTACATTTCAGGTGTAGAGCTAGATGATTCTACTCTAAACACTACTGCTCAACAATTAAAGATCATGGGAGCATCTAAAGATCCATCAAACAATACGGTAGCATCTGCTAACGTTAATTGGGTTGTTGTGATTGCAGAACATGAACTTAAAGTAACAACTGGTACGTAAGGAGTATAGAACATGGCGATATCAAGAGGACAACTAGTTAAAGAACTAGAACCAGGTTTGAATGCACTATTCGGACTGGAATATAAACGTTACGAGAATCAGCATGCTGAAATATACACTACTGAGTCTTCAGACAGAGCGTTTGAAGAAGAAGTTATGTTATCAGGTTTTGCTCAAGCTCAGACTAAAGCAGAAGGAAGTGGAGTTGTTTTTGACAATGCTCAAGAAACTTTCACTGCAAGATACACACATGAAACTGTGGCTCTTGCTTTTGCAATTACTGAAGAAGCTATTGAGGATAACTTGTATGACAGACTTGCTAGTAGATATACAAAAGCGTTAGCTAGATCTATGGCGAACACTAAACAAGTTAAAGCGGTAAGCCCTTTAATTAATGGTTTCGGTACATTCACTTCAGGTGATGGTTCTGCATTATTTGCAACTAACCACCCAACTGTAAGTGGAACTGTATCAAACACATTAGCAACGGCTTCTGACTTGAACGAAACTTCACTAGAGCAATCATTAATTGACATTGCTGCAATGACAGACGAAAGAGGTCTAAAAATTGCTGCAAGAGGTGTTAAAATGATTATCCCTTCTGAACTTCAGTTCACTGCTGAGAGATTAATGAAATCTCAAGGTAGAGTTGGTACTGCTGATAATGACATCAATGCAATCGTTTCTATGGGAATGGTTCCTCAAGGTTATAGAGTGAACAATTTCTTAACTGATCCAGATGCATTCTACATTATCACTGACGTGCCTAACGGTATGAAGTACTTTGACAGAGCAGCTATCAAAACTGCAATGGAAGGTGACTTTGACACTGGTAACGTAAGATACAAAGCTAGAGAAAGATACTCATTTGGTGTATCTGACTATAGAGGTATTTTTGCATCACCAGGTGCATAATAATTAGAAATTTTGAGGCGGACACAGTTCCGCCTCATTATGAAAGTAGAAAGGAATTTCATGAAAAAATTTACAGTTACAATAAATGCCTACGATCATTATGCAAAATTTGAAGTGTTATCAGAAGATAATGCTATTTCCCTTGAACAAGCCATAGTTGACAAACTAGGAGAAAATGTTATAAAATGGGAACATATCGGAGCTAAAGTATTTGCTTCCGATAAATACAGAATAACCTATGAGGAGGTTATAGATGATACAAGACCTATACAAACAAAAAAGGTCCTTGGAGTTGAAGTGGGAACAGGAGCATCTGTCTAACGATAGATACACTCTTGAGATGGTTAGAATTGACGACAAAGTCAAACAGATCATCACAGACATCAAGCTTGAAGAAGCTAGAATTGCTCACTTAAAGAACAGTATTGAAGGTTCTGCTCCTGAAGTTTCAGTAGCTACTTAATCAAAAGCTACATCGTTGGAAAAATTCCACTCCGCACTGTAGGATTTCTTGCACTCTACTCAAAACTAGTATATAAAAAACTCACTATACAATATAATTAGAACATAGACGCGTATAGTCGACGGCCTAGAGACTATGTTCGGAAACTAGGAGGATAATAATATGGCAAATACTACATTTTCAGGACCGGTACGATCGGAAAACGGTTTTGAACAAATAACAAAAAACGCAACTACAGGTGCTGTTACAGTTAGTGCCACTTACGGAGCATCTATTACAGGTGGAGTTCAATCTTTATCTGGTGCTGGTGCAGTTGATTTAACTAACTTAGTAACTGAGTTAACTACTACTGGAGCTAATGCATTAACTTTAGCTGATGGTACAACTTCAGGTCAAATTAAAATCGTTAATATGATTGTTGACGGTGGAGATGGAACTTTAACTCCAACTACTTTTGCAAATGGAACTAATATTACGTTCGATGCAGTAGCTGAATCGGCTACTTTAGTTTGGAATAGTACTATTGGTTGGATTGCAACTTCAGTTCAAGGTGCAACAATAGCATAATAATTAATTTAGTGTGGACCTTCGGGTCCACATAAATTTAATAGGAGAAAACAATATGTCATCAGACCAAAAATTTACAACACTTACAGCTGACGGACAGGTAAAAACTGCTTCAGGAGGATCTACTAATATTGGTCCTGCTAGAGTTACATACATTCAAGCTACAGGAGTTACAAATATAAAACTTTATGATGCAGCAACTGCATCTGGAGCTATTGTATTTGAATCTACTTTTGGAAGCGAAGGATTAGATATGTATATGCCTGGAAATGGTATTAGATTTCAAAATACTATCTATGCAGACGTAACTGGAACAGGATCTGTTACTATCGGATATACTGGCTAGGAGGCTAAATGGCTAACACAACCTCTGGAACTACAGTTTTTGAAAAAGGTTTTTCTATTGCAGATATTGTAGAAGAAGCTTATGAAAGAATTGGAATACAAGGTGTTTCAGGATATCAATTAAAAGGCGCAAGACGTTCTTTAAATATAATGTTTCAAGAATGGTCTAATAGAGGTTTGCATTATTGGGAAGTTGCAAACAACTCAATTACATTAGTTCATGATCAAGCAGACATATACAATGTTTAGATCAACAGCTGATGGTACATCTAGTGCAACAGCAGTTTATGGTGTTGATGATATTTTAGAAGCAAGTTTTAGAAATTCTTCTAATGTAGATACACCTCTTACAAAAATAAATAGATCAACTTATCAAGCATTATCTAATAAAACTTCTACAGGTCAACCTACTCAATATTTTGTTCAAAGATTTATTGATAAAATAACTGTTACTTTATATTTAACTCCAGGAACTGATCAAGCTGGTAAGTTTTTTAATTACTATTATGTAAAAAGAATACAAGATGCCGGAGACTATACTAATGATGCAGATGTACCTTATAGATTTGTACCTTGTATGGTAGCTGGACTTGCATATTATTTAGCAGTTAAATATTCACCAGAAAAAATTCAATCATTAAAAATGTTATATGAAGATGAATTACAAAGAGCTTTACAAGAAGACGGTTCTTCATCAAGTTCATTTATTACACCTAAAACTTATTACCCGAGCGTATAATGGCAAAATTATCTAGAGGAAAATATGCACAAGCAATATCCGATAGATCAGGTATGGCATTTCCTTATAATGAAATGGTAACTGAATGGGATGGAAGTTTTGTACATAATTCAGAATTTGAAGCTAAACAACCACAGATTCAACCAACAAGATTTACAGGTGATCCTCAAGGATTATCAAATGCAAGACCAGATAGAACTGAACCTGCTACAGAAAATTTATTACCTGGAAATCCTTTAAGTTTAACTTCAGGATCTTCTACAGTAACTGTAACAGAACCTGCACATGGTAGATCAACAAGTGATACTGTTGTATTTAGAAATGTAAATGGAAGCCCCGGAGGCCTGGTTTATTCTTTATTTGAAAATAGTTCAGGATTTAGTATAACAGTTATTGATACAAATAGTTATAGCTTTGATTGTGGAAGTAATGCAACTGTAACGGAAAAATCAGGAGGAATGTTTGTAACTGCAGGACCAGTTACTCTAACACCATAATGGCATATACATTAGCAAATTTACAAGATGATATTAGAAATTATACAGAAGTAGATGACTCTGTTTTATCTAATACTATTCTAACAACTGTAATTAAAAATGCAGAAAATAAAATTTACAGAGATGCAGATTCTGATGACAATAGATTTTATGCTACATCTAACTTAGTTTCTGGAAATAGATATGTAACAATTCCATCTGATTTAAGATTTATTAGATATGTTCAATTAAAAGATAGTTCTGGAAATCAAGTATTTTTAGATAAAAGAGACACTAGTTTTATGGCTGAATATTATAATACTCCAGGAACTGCTTCTGGAATTCCAAAATATTATGGTAATTGGGACGCAGAATATTGGGTAGTAGCACCTACACCAAATGCTACTTTTGAAATTACTTTAGCTTATACTAAACAACCAATTAGTATTACTAATACTACACAACCTACAGCAGCTCCAGCAGCTACTAATGGAACTTATACAAGTAATAAATATCAAGATTTACTTTTATACGCTTGTCTGGTAGAAGCATATGGATACTTGAAAGGTCCTGCAGATATGTTACAATACTACGAGGCATCTTTTAAAAGAGCTTTACAATCGTATGCGATCGAACAACAAGGTCGTAGACGTAGAGACGAATGGCAAGATGGTACTATTCGTACTCCTTTAAAATCTGAATCACCATCAAAATACTAAGGAGATAAAATATGGCAAACGTAGTACCGTTTTCTTTTAAAGGTGAATTGATGTCAGGAACGCATAATTTTGCGAATGGCGGAGACGCTTTTAAAATAGCATTGTACACATCTAATCCTTACACAACATCTAGCACAGTTGCTTTAACTACTAATGAAGTTTCTTCAGCAGGTAGTTCAAACTATGTTAGAAAAACTTTAGGTAGTCAAGCTGTTGTAGCTACAACTGCTACTACATCTGTAGACTTTGCAGATGTAACGTGGTCAAGCGCAACTTTCACTGCAGCTTTTGCAGCGATATATAATGACGACCAAGGTGATAAGTTGTGTGTAGTTTTAGATTTTCAGGGAAGTAAGACAGCAACGAATGGTGACTTCACTATTTCGTTTCCTGATCCTTCTACTGCTAGTAATGCAATTATCAGTTTAACATCGTAGGATTTTAAATGGCGTTTAAATTAAATGATAGGGTAAAAGAATCCAGTGCAACTACTGGAACAGGAACGTTTACACTAGGTGGAGCAGTTTCAGGTTTTGAATCTTTTTCTGCTGGTATCGGTGGAGGCAACACTACTTATTACTGTATCTTTGAAACAGGAACAAATAACTTTGAAGTTGGTTTTGGAACTTTAAATGGCGGAGCAAGTACACTTGCTAGAACTAATGTTATCTCCAGTTCTAATAGTGATGCTCTTGTAAACTTTGCAGGTGCAACAGAAGTATTCTGTACAGTGCCTGGTGCAAAGATTAGTTTACCTAAACCAGAAGAGTATGGTTCTTCATCAGCGCCAAAAATAATTACAGTTAAAGTTGGTACTAAAACAACAGCACATCCATATTCAGGTCAAGGATCTTCAAGTGCATATTTCTTTGATGGATTAGAATCACCTGCAATTACATTTTCAGGTGCAGATTCATCATACAAATATTACTATAGATTTGATCAATCAGATTCTACAAACAGTGGTCACCCTTTAAGATTTTATTTAGAAGCAGATAAATCTACGGCTTATACTACAGGAGTAACTACTAATGGTACAGCCTGGATCATCTGGTGCGTATACACAAATAGCAGTAGATGCTAACACACCAAATATTTTATATTATCAATGTTCAAGTCACTCATTAATGGGTAACTTTGCAAATACTATATCTAATTATGTAAATGGAAATTTAACTGTAGGATCTCAATTAATAATGCCTGATGTAACATCAGGTAAAATACTTGTAGGAGATGGTACAAGTTATCAAGAATCTGCAATGTCAGGTGATGCAACAATTGCATCTGGCGGAGCATTAACACTAGCTAACTCTGGGGTATCAGCAGCTAGCTATACAAATTCATCAATCACCGTAGATGCAAAAGGTAGAGTTACTGCAGCATCTAGTGGATCAGGAGGAGCAACTAACGGATTTGTGATTGCAATGTCGATCGCACTCTAGTATAAGGAAATTATGGCACAAAATTTTAAAAACTATATAACATCTGCAACAGGAACTTCAGCAGTAGATGCTTTAGGTGGCGCTACTAACAGTATTGACTGTTTAATTAGCGTAAGAATGGCAAATATTTTAACAACAACAATAACAGTAGAAGCTTATATCGAAAGAGGTGGTACTAATTACCATTTAATTAAAAATGCACCGATTGTAAGTGGCGGATCACTTGAACTGATAGACGGAGGAAGTAAAATTGTTCTTGCTTCTGGAGATCAACTGTATGTCAAATCAGATACGGCGTCATCTTTAGATACAGTAGTAGGCGCAGTAGATGATATAAGTACTTAGGAATAATCATGGCCTATTTAGGAAACGCACCAGCGGAAAAATATATAAGCTTTGAAAGACAAGTATTTACTATTGTCAATTCTCAAACTGCGTACACGCTATCACATTCCGTAACTAACGAAAATGATATCAGACTTGTTGTAAACAACATTGTCCAAGAGCCAGGATCAGGTAAAGCTTATACTGCATCGGGCACGACCTTAACACTGTCAGCGGCGTTGGTTAATGGTACAGACGAAATGTATTGTGTATTTTTAGGTAGAGCAGTAGGAACAGTAAATGCTCCTGCAGGATCCGTGGGCACTGCACAATTAGCTGCCGATGCAATTACAAATGCTAAAATCGCTGACGATGCAATTAGTGATGAACAACTTGATCCAACTGTAATTACAGGACAAACAGCAGAAACTTCTATCGCTACAGATGATTTAATTTTATTATCAGACACATCAGCATCTGGTGCATTGAAAAAAATGACTAGAGCAAACTTTGTATCTGGTGTTGGTGGAACTAATACTCCTAACTTTCATGCTTATGTTGGTAGTAATGTAAGTCTAGCTAATACTACTACATTTACAGTACCAATGAATTCTGAAAGATGGGATACTGCAGGTGCTTTTAATACTTCTGATTACTCTTTTACAGTTCCATCAGGTCAAGGTGGCAAATATAATATGTACATTTAAATATTTACTTTCAGGTAGTTTTACTTGCAGAATAGTTGGTTATTTTGTTGTAAATGGTAGTGATTATGCTGGTATGCAAATGCAACATAAAGTACTGACACATGTTTTATAATAAATGCTAATTTAAATTTATCAGCTTCAGATGTTAGTAAGTTTCAGCTTATCAAGACAGTGGATCATCAAGAACTTTACTAGGTGGTACAACTTTTAGTGATTTTCAGGATTTAAAATTATAGAATAGGAATATAAATTATGGCAATAGATAAAGTAACAACAGCAGCATTAACGGACAGCTCGGTAACAGACGCAAAGCTATCTTTTAATGCTAATCCGTTTAGAAACATCATCATCAATGGAGATATGAGCATTGCTCAAAGAGGAACTTCAACTGCTTCTATTACTACTAGTGGGTATTATACAGTCGATAGATTTAATTTAGGTATTACAACTCTTGGAACTTGGACACAATCACAAGACACAGATGTTCCAACAGGTCAAGGTTTTGCTAAATCTTTAAAAATGGATTGCACAACTGCTGATGGTTCTCCTGGTTCTAATGATGTTCTTCAAATAAATTATAAAATGGAAGGTCAACAGTTACAATATTTAAAAAAAGGTACTTCAAGTGCAGAAAGCACAACTTTATCTTTTTGGATTAAATCAACAAAAACTGGAACTTACATTGTTGAATTATATGATATGATAATAAGACAAATTTCAAATCTTATACAATTTCATCTGCTGATACTTGGGAAAAGAAAACTATTACTTTTGCTGGAGATACTACTGGTGCATTTGATAATGATAATGCAGATAGTTTAAATTATATTTTTGGTTAGGTGCTGGAAGTAATTATACATCTGGTACTTTACAAACTTCTTGGATCTAATACAACAGCAAACAGAGCAGTAGGTCAAGTCAATCTTGCAGATAGCACATCAAACGAATTGGTATATTACAGGAGTACAATTAGAAGCTGGAACAACTGCATCTGATTTTGAGTTCTTGCCTGTTGATGTGAATTTACAAGATGTCAAAGATATTATATGAATTAGCATAACTCAATTAATTTTGTTACAAGTGAATATAATAGCATAATTATATGGATTTTATATTACAAGAAATGAGAGCAAATCCAACTGTAAGATTATGGTTCTTCAACAGTTTATGCTCATGGCAATGATCAGGGTGGTAGTACTTCTGTTACATTTGCAATAGTTGATATAACAAAAACTGGTTGTGGATTAAGAGTTGATGGAGGAAATTCTTATGAAACTTGGTTTAATGGAATAGATACACCATTTTCATTTGATGCGGAGTTATAATTATGATTAATACAGTAGAAAAAAGATATAGTATATTTTCAAATAATTTTGAAAATTACAAAGTAACTTATACAGATAATAAAGTAGTTTTTGTACCACTAGACGAAGCAAACACAGATTACCAAGCAATTCAAGAATGGATAGCAGATGGTGGAACAGTTATTGATAATCCACCGGAATAATGTATAAACAATAAAATAAGGAGAACAAACTATGGCATCACTATCAAGCAAGGTCAAACAATATTGCGCTAATAACGGCGTAGCAGATATTGACTTTATAACTGACGTTTTGCTTCAGGATGACTCAAACGGTTCGGGCCCTTACATCAAGGAATGGAATGTTTCAGGTGTAGCGCAACCAACTGATGAGCAACTGAACGCTGTAGATTCTGCTGCTGACTTGTCTGAAAGACAAGCTGCGGTAAGAGCTACAAGAAAAAACGCCTACGGTGATCTAGGTTCACAGTTAGACATGCAGTACCACGACAATGTTGACGGTACTACTACATGGAAAGACCATGTAGAAGCTGTTAAGACTGCAAACCCGATCCCTACAGAGTAAAGGATAAAAACATATGGCTTACGTTGGAAAAGCTCCCCAAACAGGAGCGTATCAAATTTTGGATGACATAGCAGGGTCATTCACTGGATCAACTGCAGGACCGTTTAACTTAACGGTTGGTGGGACCGCTGTGCTTCCAGGAAACGAGCAAAGCTGTATTATATCTATTTCAGGTGTTATTCAGGATCCAGCTGCATACACAATCTCTGGTTCTCAAATAACTTTCAGTTCAAACCCAGCGTCGTCAGATACTTTTTTCGGTACTGTTCTTGGTAATACTTTTGATATTGGAACACCGACAGACGCGACGGTGACTGCAGGTTCTTTAGCTACAACTTTTTTCGTGAAAAATTCACAAACATGGAGTAGTATATCAATGGCTGGATCTACAAACGGAGCCTTGGTTGGACCCGTTACAGTTTCAGGCACAATTACAATACCATCAGGGAGTACATTTGTAATTTTATAATGAGTAAATTAGAAACAAATCAAGTTGATCCATCTACAGGTACTACGCTAACGCTAGGTACAAGTGGAGATACGATAGCAATTCCATCAGGAGTTACAATCGCAAACTCTGGAACAGCTACAGGTTTTGGTGGAACTAACACTCCAAATTTTAAAGTTTCAAATACTAGTAATCAATCTTTATCAAACGGAACTCTTACAAAACTTACATTTGATACAGAAGTTTTTGATAGTGATAGTGCTTTTGCATCAAATAAATTTACAGTTCCATCAGGTAAGGCAGGAAAATATGCTATTACTTTTCAAGCATTTATGGAAGGTTCAAATGACATAAGAGTGATGAGGGGTTATGTATATAAAAATGGCTCTGCATTATCTAGTATGCAAACAAGACTTGCTTTTAATAGTAATTTACTTGACGCTGGAAGTCCAGTTGGATTTATTGTAAGTGGAGTTTTAAATTTATCTGTATCAGATTATTTAGAAGCATATGTTTATATATATAATACTGCTGGTGGTACTTATCAAGCAAATGCTGTTAACAATGTTTTTCAAGGATACAAAATTATAGAATAGGAAAATCATGGCAGACGGAACTTTAAAAGTAGGAACAATAACAACGAGCTCTGGATCAGGGACGATTACTCTTGGTCAGTCTGGGGAGACGGTTGATATGGCTAATGGATCTATTACTTTAAATAGTACCATGAAAAATACTCCAGCTTTTTTTGTTTATTCAAATGGGTTAAATACTATATCTCCAAGTTCTGCAACTAAAGCTACTTTTAATACAGAATTTTTTGATAGTGATAGTGTGTATGATACTTCTACAAATAAATTTACTGTGCCTAGTGGAGGTGCTGGAAAATATGTAGTAACTGCACAAGCAGAAGGTCAATCTATTGCTGGAACTTCTAACATGAATAATTTTGAAACATATATTTATAAAAATGGTTCAAAAATTGTTGAAGGAAGTCACTCACATCAAAACAATAATGGTTATCGTATAAGAAATACAGTTGTAAGTATTTTAGATTTAGCTGTAGCAGATTATATAGAGATTTATGTATATGGAGAAACAGCAAGTGGTAATATTTATGTTGTTGGAACTGTAGACGCAAAAACTAATTTTAGTGCATATAGATTAATAGGAGTATAATGACAGCAATTTTAAAAGTAGACACGATACAAGATACATCAGGCAATAACATTATCAACGAGAGTGCTGATACTATTACTATCGGTGCATCTGGTGATACAATCAGTATTCCATCTGGTGCAACGATTGCAAATTCTGGAACTGCAACAGGTTTTGGTATTGATGGAATTACAAATGCTCAACAATGGAGAATATCAGCAAGTCAAACTTCAATGGATAGTGGAGATCATATAACTAATAATTGGGAAGAAGTAGATACTGATGGATATGGAAGAATAGGAAATGTAATGACACAATCTTCTGGTATATTTACTTTTCCATCAACTGGAATTTGGCTAATTGAATTTGTTTTAAATAGTTTTGGTGGAAACCAAGCTAATAGTTATATAGGTGGTGTAATAACATCAACTACAGATAATTCTAATTATAGTGAAGCTGCAATTGGATTTAATAGTTCACAAGCTAATCAATATACTAATTGTACTTTAAATTTTATGTTTGATGTAACCAATACTTCAACTCATAAAATTAGATTTGCAATTGTTGCTGCAAACAATGGTGTTCAAGCTGAAGGAGAAACTGCTAAAACAAGAACTGGTGCAACTTTTATAAGATTAGGAGATACATAAAATGGATAGAGATTATTTTCAAGACGCATTACACACATTTAATGGTGGTAATTGGTATGGTTGGAAAACTCATGATGACAATGGAAATGAAATTCCTAACTCTGAAAGAATGCAATACCAACACATTAAAATTATTAAAGATGGTGCTAACTATGCCAACTGAAGCAGAAGTAAATGCAAAGATACAAGAATTAAAAGATGCTGAACAAGCAGCAATAGACAAAAAAGCATCTGGTAAACAGAAGCTAAAAGATTTAGGATTGGACGACGCAGAAATTAAAGCGTTGATAGGAGCATAATATGGCGATAACTAGACTAGGACCAAATCAATCATTAAATTTAGCAAACAATGTTACAGGAACATTGCCCGTGGCTAATGGTGGTACAGCTATAACATCTGGATTTGCTAATGGAGTAACAGATTTTGATAGTTGGAGAATGACAGCAAGTGTTGACAATGCTAGTGGTGGTGTTCTTAATGGAAGTTGGGAAAGACAAGATAATAATAGTCAAAATATAAAACAAGGAACAGGAATGACAGAAAGTTCTGGAGTTTTTACTTTTCCTGCTACAGGAATATGGGAAATAGAATTTTGGACAAATATAAGTGTAGATGGTAGTTATAATTATAATGGTTTTTATATAGAGTATTCAACCAATAGTGGTGGAGCTTTTAGTTATCTTAATGGTAATTGGGATTCTGGTAGTGCAAGTGGTAAATCAATTGCAGTCGGTGCAACTTCATTATTAAATGTATCAGATGCTTCAACTTATAGAGTTCAGGCTAAAGCATCAGGTGCTGGGGGTGGAGATTATCAAGGAAACACAAATGTTAATTACACTTACTTTGTTTTTAAAAGATTAGGAGATAGTGCATAATGATTAAAGATTATTTACAAGCAGCCTTACAAACTTTCAATGGTGGTAATTGGTATGCTTGGAAAACGCATGATAATGATGGAAATAAAATTCCTAACGATCAACGTATGCAATATCAATACGTTAAAATTGTTAAAGATGGTGCTACTATGCCAAGCGAAGCTGATGTTAATGCAAAAATACAAGAAATTAAAGACGCTGATGCAACGCGCGAAAATAATAAAGCATCTGGCAAACAAAAACTTAAAGATTTAGGATTAACCGACGCTGAGATAAAAGCACTGACAGGAGCATAGACCATGCTCGGACTGACTTCCATATCCGGTGCTCCAATATCGACATCGTTCTTTAACCCTAACGTTACAATTAATGTAACAGGAAGTCCTTTAACATTAAGTATAGGTAGTTCTTCTGCACTAGCAGGAGCTTTTGTAACACCAACTGGTAGTCCCTTTAACTTTAGGTTTTGGATCTTTAACTATCGCTGCAGCAGCAAATGTTACACCTACTCCTACACCATTAACTTTAGGTGTTGGTACAGTTACAGTATCAGCGGCAGCTAATACAAGTGTCACAGGAAACCAATTGACCTTGTCTACAGGAAGTGTTACAATCACTGCAGCTGCGAATGTAAGTCCTACAGGTGTGCCTATGACTCTTACTGTCAATGATCCAGGTATCATTACATGGCAACCTATAGATCCAGGAGCAACACAAACATGGGTTAATATAGACCCTTATTAGGAGAATTATGGCATCAAGTTATTCAACAAACTCAAAATTAGAATTAATTACTACCGGTGAAAAAGCAGGTCTTTGGGGTACAATTACTAATACAAACTTACAAATTTTAGAACAATTATCTACAGGTTATTTATCATTAGCTGTAGGTGGTGGAGACGTAGCATTAGCATTAGATAATGGTGCAACATCAAATGGTAAAAACATATATATTAAATTAACAGGAACTTTAACAGCAAACAGAACAGTCACTATTCCAGACTCTGCTGAAAGAGTGATGGTGTTTCAAGATGCAACTACTAGAGAAAGTTCTGGAAGTATAAAAACTTTGACAGTTAAAACTGTATCTGGATCAGGAGTATTGATTCCTTCAGGTGCAACTGTATTAGTTTATTCAGATGGAACTAATGTTAATCTTGGTATGAAAACTAAAGGTTACATAACAGTAAACTCTTCTACTGTAACTGCTTACACAGCATCTGCTGGTGAACAAATTTTTGCAAATACAACAGCTAACCCAATTACAATTACACTTCCTACATCACCTGCTACAGGAGATGAAATTACATTTATAGATGCAAGAGGAACGTTTAACTCTAACAACTTGATTGTTAATAGAAATGGTCAACCAATAAATACAGGTACATCAAACCTAACACTAACCACTAACGGTCAAGCTTTTACATTAGTGTATGTGGATGTCAACAAGAGGCTGGGCTTACAAAACTAACACGGCATAAGGAGCAGAATAATGGCTCTAATTGATTTTAAAGTATTACCGGGAATAGATAAGCAAGATACCGAATCTGGTGCAGAAAACAGATGGGTTGATTGTGATAATGTTAGATTTAGATATAACCTACCTGAAAAAGTTGGTGGTTGGTCTTCACTAATTTCAGACACTATTGTTGGAGTTGCAAGACGTGAGTTTGCATTTGTTGATTTAGAAGGTAATAGATACAGTTGCAATAGGAACAGATAAATTTTTACTTATATATTTTGAAGGACAACTTTACGATATTACACCTATAAAATCTACAATTGCAAGTGTTGTTATGTCTGCTGTAGATGCAACAAAAGAAGTTTCACTAACATTTTCATCTAATCATAATTTACAAGCTGGTGATATTATTTTATTAGATAGTGTGACTGTACCAAGTGGTATAGGATTAACTGATGCTGCATTCGAAGATAAATTATTTCAAGTAACTAGAGTTACATCATCTCTAGTTGCAATTGTTACTGGAACAGAAACTACAACAGGAGCTGCTGGCGGTGGTTCATGTAGTGTAATTCCATATGAACAAGTTGGTCCTGCTGCACAATCTTATGGTTATGGTTTTGGTATTGGACAATATGGTGGTACTGTTCAAAGTCCATTTACAACAACTTTAAATGGTGCTTTACTTGCAGACACTAATGGTACCGGTGGATCAGGAACTGTCATTAACGTTACATCAAATTCTGGGTTTCCTGCTACAGGAACTATAGCAGTTGGTAATGAATTAATTACATATACTGGAAAAGGTACAAACACTTTAACAGGTATTACTAGAGGAGCTTTTGGAACTGCAACTACAGGTACTTCGAATGGTCAAGCTCACTCAACAGGTGCAACCGTTACAGATGCATCAAACTTTACCGGTTTTGGAAATGCTGTAAAAGCTTCTAACGTGACTCTGGAACCAGGCCTCTGGAGTTTAAGTAACTTTGGTCAAGTGTTAGTTGCAACTATTGCTAACGGTAAAACATTTACATGGAATGCAGGAGCAGCATCACCTTTAACAGTTAGAGCATCAACAAGCACATCTGGTTTTTCAACATCTGCTAATCCAACTGCAACCAGGGTTACGTTAGTTTCACCTACAACACGTCACTTAATTCATCTAGGAACAGAAACAACTATCGGTGATACTACTACACAAGATGATATGTTTATAAGATTTTCTGATCAAGAAAATATAAATGAATATACACCAACATCTATTAATTCAGCAGGTTCTCAAAGACTACAAGATGGAACAAAAATTATGGGTTCATTAAAAGCAAAAGAAACAATTCTTGTTTGGACAGATAATGCATTATACACAATGAAATTTATTGGTGCACCTTTTACATTTGGGTTCGAGCAAGTTGGTACTAACTGTGGATTGATTGGTAAGAATGCAGCTGTTGAAATAGATGGGGCTGCGTTTTGGATGTCTAACAATGGCTTCTTTATGTTTGATGGTACAGTTAAATCACTACCATGTAGTGTTGAAGATTATGTATATGATCAAGCAGATACAACTAAAGGTCAACAAGTTGCAGCAGGTATTAATAACCTATTTACAGAAGTTGTTTGGTATTATCCATCAACTAGTTCTGAGTATAATGATCAGTATGTTGTATTTAATTATGGAGAACCTATGAAAGGTGGTGTTTGGTATATTGGAACCGAAGCTAGAACTTCTTGGATTGATGCCAATGTGTATCAAAAACCTATTGCAACTAAATTTAATTCAACATCATCTGGAACTTTTCCTGCAGTTGTAGGTCAAGATGGTTTAGGTCAAACTCAATTGTTTGAACATGAAGTAGGTACAGATCAAATTAATCAAGATGGTTCTACTACAACCATTACTTCATTTGTAAAATCATATGATTTTGATATACAATCAAAACAAAAAGATGCACAGGGTAGATCAAGTGGTCCTGGTATATCTGGAGAAATATTTTTAGCTATGAGAAGATTTGTACCTGATTTTAAAGATTTACAAGGTAATGCAAAAGTAACTCTTGCTGTTAAGCGTTATCCTCAACAATCAGATACTAATACCTCTTTAAGCCCCTTTACAATTACTGCAAGTACTGATAAAAAGGATACTAGAGCCAGAGGCAGGTTTGTTAACATCAAGATAGAAAATACAGATGTTAGTGAATCTTGGCGTTTTGGCACCTTACGAATAGACATACAACCGGATGGAAGAAGATAATGGCAAGTTTATATGATTTAGCAATGCAGTATTTAAATCAGTCTTTACCTAAGACTTTTAAATACGATAGAACTAATCAACCTGGAACTAACCCTCCACCTATAACTATTCCACCGCAAGATCCTAATGCACCAGTAAAAAGAATATTACCTGTACAAGGTGGTGGTGGAGATGGATTTAGTGTTTACAATTCTGATCCTAATAGAACAAGAACCGAAGATAATTATAGTCCATATAGTTACAGACAAGCTGCTGAAAGAAATTTAATTGGAACTCCAGGAGGTTCTCTTACAGGTACAAATATTCCTAACACAAGTACTGAAGTAGCAAAATTAATGGATATGTATCCAGATTATTATGAAGGTAAACAACTAACAGGTATACCTGGTGCAGCTGCAAATTATTTAAAAAATAGTTTTATCGGAAAAGGTTTAGAATATTTAGGTGATAAGATGCCTGTAAATCAAAGAGCTATTTTAGAAAATGAATTATTAGGTCAAGGTTTTCAATTAAATGATATTGGACAAATTGTATCTGATGGTGGTGATTATGATACAGCAGCAAATGTAATGTCTGGTTACAATGCTAACCAAATAACTAGACAAACTTTTGAAAAAAGAAGAAATAAAATAAAAGAAACTATGAGCAAACCTGGTTATAAAGGTAATCTACAAGAAAGATTAGATGCTCTTGATGAAGCAGAAGCTAAATTTTTTGGTGGATCAGCTAAAGCAACAACTGTTTTCAACGATAAACTTAAACAAAAAGATATAGATGATGGATTTATTAATGATCAAATTCCTACTTATGATGAAGAAATAAAAACATCAACGTATTCAGAAGATGAAGAAGATAATATATTAGATGATATATTAGATCCTATGAAAAAACCTACAAGTATTTACACAGCAACAGCTCCTACATATTTAGATAACTATCCAACTACTATAACAGGTTCAGGAGATGGAACAGGAACTACTGGATCAGTTGATCCAGCAGGAATTAATACTATAGATTCAACTGTATATGCAGATAATAATAATGAGGGTAGTACAAGCACTTCAGGTTTAACTTATAATCAGGGTGGAGGTCAAGATGGTTCTTATGATTTTGTAGAACAGAATTTTGGAAATCCAGATCCATATAGTGATGATAATTTTATGGCTGGTGATAATAGTAAAGCTTCTCCGTCTGGAAATATTTTTGATGGAGGATCAACTTATGATGAAGCTGGAGTAGATACAGGTAGTGGTAATGATAATGGAAACAATAATAGTGGTGGAACTCATTGTTGTACAGCAGCTAATGAACGTGGTGACATGACATTACTAGAAGTTAAAAAACTTAGAGTTTGGCATAGAAGACAATCTAAAATTTGGCAAAGAGGATATGATGTTTGGGGAAGAGTTATGGCTGATAATCTTGTTGCTAAATATAAATGGTCATCTGATAGAGTAAGAGATTTTTATAATCATAAAATTTATGGTAAAAGAACTATAGGTTCAACGTTTGCTGATTTTTGTATTTATCCAATGTCAATGATTATAGGATCTATATTAACTGTAATGCCTCCTATTTTAGGATATCAAGAAAATAAAACATGGCAAAAGTAGTAGTTAGATTACCTGAGCCTAAAGAAGAGTATGATGTCTCTAACCAAAAACAAATTAATAGAGCAATTGCTATAGATTGTAGAGCAATTAAATTCTACTTTTTTAAACGAACAAAAACAAGATCAAGAAAGGTTCGCGTGGTTTAATGGCTAATATTTATAAAAATGCAAAATTAGATTTAACAACTACGAGTGCTACTACTTTATATACTGCACCATCTGATTCAAGAGCTATTATAAAAAGTATTTTAGTTTGTGATGATAGTAATAATGGTAGTACGATTACAGCAACTATAACAGATGCATCTAGTAATGTATTTGTATTGTTTGACGTAAAGGCTGTAGCAGGTCATGCAACAGAACAATTGCTAACTCAACCTGTTATATTAGAAGAAAACGAAGTATTTAAAGTAACCGCTGCAGATGCAAATAGATTGCATGTAGTAGCATCAATATTAGAAATAAATAGGGATTAATATGTCATTTGTAGAAACAGAAGCATCATATAGAGTAGAAGTAATAAATGGTAAACCGGTTAAGATTATAACACCAAAAACAGAGGTTACGCTAACAAACATTAAAACAGGTCAAGAATATAATTCAGACGCAGAAGCTATGAATGATGTACAAGATCCAGGTACAGATACTGTAGCTGATGATATTAAAAGAGACGTTAAAGTAACCGTAGAAGCATTGCCGATAGGCGGTGATTCTAAGTTGTAAAACAAGGGATTATTGGATATAATAAATTATGACAATATCAAGATCACAAATGCCAAGACAGTTAAGAATGGGAGGTGGAATTATGCAAGTTGCACCTAGAGAAAAAGCATTTTTAGGTGGCCTTAAAAAAGCTTTTAAGGGTATTACTAAAGGAATAGGAAGTTTTCTTAAATCTGATATTGGTAAGTTAGCATTAACTGCTGGATCTTTATATGGTTTAGGTGGTGGAAGTGGACTTGGTTCTTTTTTTGGTAAGGGTAGTTTTAATCCTTTACTTAGAAAAGTAGGAGGAGATTTTGCTCAAAGCCAATTTGGATCTTTATTATCTGGAGCTAAAAATTTTTTAGGAAGTAATGTAGGTAAACTTGTAGCTGGAGCAACAGCAGGAAAATTATTTGGTGATATGGAACCTCAACAGATACAAGCTTTAAAAGGTGACCCAGAAGCTTTAAGACAATACTTAGAACAATATTATGATAATTTAAATTTACCAAGTGTAGATACAAATGATCCAAATGCAATGGCAGCTTATGATACTAAAAAAGAAAATTTTTTAAATAGAAACATGAAAGCTGGTGGTGGTAGAATGGGTTATGATGATGGAACACCTGATCCAACATACACAGGTAATAATATGGAAGATCTTCCAAGAGGATTACAAATAGATACAACAACTTCTAATCCAATACCTAACGATGCTCCTCAAAAAGAAGTATCAGAAGTAGCAAAAATTATGCTTGGCCCAGGTCGATCTGGAATCGGAGAACCTGAAGATGGTACAATGAAAGGTTATCAATTTTTTAGAACACAATATTTACCTAAAAAAGTAACAGAGATAGCTGAAAACTATGGTATGAAAGAGAGTGAAGTATTAACAATGATTAGAGAAGAAATGATGAAGTATATAGATGCACCTGAATCACTTGAAAAACCTAAAATGGCTTATGGTGGTAGAATAAACCGTGCTTATGGATCTGATGAGTTAGTGGAACAGGCTTCAGGGATTGAAGGACTAGATATTAATATCAATCCTAAGGGTGTAAAAGAGCTAGATTTAAGAGAAACAGGTGGATTTATTCCTCCAGTTGGTGTAAAAGAAAAGGCAGATGACATTCCTGCAATGTTATCAAACAACGAATTCGTATTTACTGCTGATGCTGTAAGAGCAGCAGGTGGTGGTAGTGTAAATAAAGGTGCTCAGATTATGTATGACACTATGAAAAAATTAGAAAACGGAGGAACAGTATAATGGCAGTTAGTGAAACTAGAGTCAGGCCACCGGAATTTATAGAAGCAGCGGGTAAAACTTTTTTAGAAGATCTTTCTTCTGCAGTCGGTGATTATAAAGGTGCTGATCTTTCCAAAGTATATGGTGCTCAAAATGTAGCTGGATTAGATCCACTACAACAAGAAGCTGTTAAACAATTACAAGCGGGTATTGGTGCATATGAACCATACATTCAAGCTGCAGGAGCAGCTACTGGGCCTACAGGCTATCAACAGTTTATGTCTCCTTATCAACAAGATGTTATTAATGCAACTTTAGGAGAATATGATCTTCAAGCACAAAAAGGTTTAGGTACTATTTCACAAAATGCTATTGCTTCTGGTGCTTTTGGTGGATCAAGAGAAGGTGTTGCACAAGCAGAATATATGTCAAACTCTGATAGAAACAGAGCAGCACTACAAGCACAATTATTAGGCCAAGGATTTACACAAGCTAACCAGTTAGCTCAAAATCAATTTTCTAATCAAATGAATTTAGCTCAACAAGTTCCTGCATTACAAGGTCAACAAGTTGCAGGTCTAACTACATTAGGTGGAGCATTACAAGCACAAAGACAAAATGAATTAACTGCTAACCAACAACTAAATATACAAAATTTAAATCAACCATTAACTGCTGCACAGCAATATGGTACAGGGGTAACACAATTAATTGCAGGTTATCCTGGTAAATCAATTACAGAACAAACTCCTAATCCAAGTGGATTACAATCTTTAATTAGTGCGGGATCAGGATTAGCAGGAATTTACAGAACACTAAACCCAGTACAAAGACAGCATAATGAGTAAAGTATTTAGAAGACCAATGTTCAGAGGTGGATCTACCAATATGAATGGTATTATGTCTGGTATTGAAGATAGAAAAAATTATTCTATTGGAACAGAAAGCCCGTCTGCTGGAGATAGATACAAAGAAATATACGATAAGTATGCACAACCAACTATTGATCCACTTGGTAAGTATTTAATTCAAGGTTCATTACAAGGTTTTTCTGAAAACAGAGGTGGAAGTACTTTAGGTAATTTAGGTTTAGCATTTGGTGGTGAAAACTTAAATCAATTATTTTCTGACATAGAAGGTCAAAGAACAAGCGCAAGAGACATGGAGCTTGCTAAATTAGGCTATGATATAGAAGATGAAAAAGCTAAAGAAGCTATTGCAAGAGAAGATCTTTTAATAGGAAAAGAACAAAAATTTAAACAAGATTTATTAAATCAAGAGATAGAAGCTAAAAATAATCTTGCTCAATTAAAAAGAGAATATGATGCTGCTCAAGGTGATGCTGATAGACAAAATAAAATTGCAGTTGAAATTAAAAAAGGTGAAAATAAAATAAAAGAACTTGAGTTTAAAAGAGATAATCCTGGAGCATCTGAATTTAGAACAGAACAAGTAACACCTGCTTTTGAAAATGTTGTTTCAGGTTTAACAGAAACATATCAAAATAGTAAAAATCCTGCAGTAAAAATGGCACCTGATCAAACTGCATTTAATGTAACTAAGTTTAGAAGAGAAGCCGATCCAAAAATAGTTGCAAAATATAAAGGATTTAAACCATACACTTTTGACAACAAAGGTAAAATATTAGAACTTCCTGTAGATCAATATAAACCTGGAGATATTATCTATGATCCAGTCACTTCAGAATTTTTAGTATTTGATAATGCAGGTGGAACTTACAGACTAAATCCATTAACGTATGAAATAGAGGAATAATCTATGGCTACTTTAAGCCTAGACGATCCGAGATTTAAACCTCTGACGGAAGAGGAAAAAAAGAAACAATCTAATAAAATAGATGTTGATGAATCTTTATATAATCAAGAAAGTAAAAAACCAGAAGCTGAAGAAGATAATGAAATATCGGGTTTAACTGCAATTACTGCAGGGATATTATCAGGAGCTATAAAAATACCAGAAGGATTTGCGTCAGTAACAGCTGAACTATTTGATCTAGGTGGAGGAGAGTTATTAGGAATACCTGACCTTTCAGAAAAAGATATTAGTTATGCTGTTGAAGTAGAAAAATTTTTTGACAAATTAAATCCTTTTGAAGAATTAGCAGAACAAAGAGCTGTAGGTAAGTTATCAGAAGCCTTTACACAAATAGCAAGTTTTGGAACATTAGGAGCTAAGGGTGCTGTAAAAGGTGTAGAAACAATAGCTAAAAAATTAGTTAATGCAAAAAAAGCAAATAAATTAGTAAATCCTAAAAATAAAAATTTAAAAAAAGGAGTCGATAAAGCAGAAAGTTTAAACAAATTAACTGGTGCAAAAAGATATGGTGTAATTGCAGTAGGAGGAGCTGCTGGTGAAACACTAGTTGTTGATAATGAAAAGATAGGAACTTTCGGTGATTTGTTTGAAGGAGGTCCTACAGAATTAGATAGAGATGTAGTTGATGATCCATCGGAAGATGCAGGAAGAAAACTATTAAATAGATTAAAATTTGGAACAGAATCTGCGTTGCTTGCACCTTTTATATATGGTGCGGGTTCTAGTATAAAAGCTTTAGCTACTAGAGGAAAAGAATTAGCTTATAGTAATTCACAAATAGAAAGAGCATTAGATAAATTAGCATCAGCATTTAGATTTAGAGGAACTAAACCCGCTGAAATTGCAACAGCAAAACAAATGCAGAATGCTCGACAAATGAGAGATACTAATTTTTCAGAAGAAATGGTATCAAGATTAGATACTGAAATTGATAAAGTGTTCCCTGAATTTAGAAAGTTTTTTAATGCATCTAGTGTAGAAGAAAGAAAACAATTTTTAAAAGGGTTAGATGATTTACTTTTTGAAGGAGACTTAACAAAACCTTTAGATAAAAATTTACAAAAACAAGTTTTAAAAACAATAACTAAAAGAATGGGACCTGAAGAAGGGGTTATAACAGGCAATAAAATAGTAGATATATTAACTAAAACTAGAAAAGAATTTAATGATTTATTAGAAATAACTGCAGCTGGACCGGGAGGAAAAGTAGATTTACCTGTAGGTGTTACAAAAGATTTAAGAAAAATAATGGGTAACAGAGTTAAAAATTATATAGGTAATACATTTGAAATATTTGAAGATGCAGAAGCTGGATTTTTTTCTAAATATAAACCTACTCAAGATTCAATTAAAGCTACAAAAGAATTATTTAAAAGATACGCTAGAAAAAATAAAAACCCAATTACTGATTTAGAAGCAGAAGGTATGGTTAATGATATTATAAAGCAAGTTAGAAAAATGGATCCTTCAAAAGATACTTTACCTACCTTTGCATATCAAAATTTATCTAAAGCTGCTGATGATGCTTATGGTTTAAAAACATTTTCACAAACATTAGCTAAAGATTTACCTGGTGGTAAAAAAGAAATTCAAGTTATTGGAAAAGGATCTAAAATATTTAGAGAATTATTTGGTGAAATAGAAGATGCAAGACATTCTATATTTGAAGGAATGAATAAGCTATCTGTTATTGCAAGAAAAAATCAATTGTTTGATGAAATACTAGATGCAGATGATATTGCAAAAGCAAATGTAAAAACAGATACTGCATTTGGTCAAAGAGGATTTTTTCATGACAGTCCATTATCTGCTAAAAGAGCTTTTGGTCCTGAAGCAGATATTGTAAAAATGGATGATTATGTAAAAGATTATTTTAAAGAAGGAGTATTGGTTAATAGATTATCAGGAACATACACAACAAGAGAAATAGCCTGAAGGTTTTACAAATGTGTCTAAGATGCAAGATTTTATGAGAGGTGAATCTGGAGGTGCATTAGGTAAAACATTTTCTTGGGCATGGCGTAATTTAGTTTTAACACCTAAGGCAGGTGCACAATATGCTAAAACAATTTTATCTATACCTACACATATAAGAAACTTTTTAAGTTCTGGTGCATTTTCATTAGGTAATGGTGTAGTGTTTTCAGATCCAAGAGTATTTGCAAAAGCAGCCAAAGAAGCATTTGGAACAGTTCAAGTAGGTGGTCCTAGAACACCAATATCACAAGAAAAATACAGAAAATATTTAGAACTTGGTATTGTAAATACAAACGTAAGACTTGGTGATATTAGAAATCTAATGAAAGACGTTAGATTTGGTGAAGGTAATATTGCAACAGATAGTATTTTAAAACCTATGATTAATACTTTAGGTAAAAAAACATCTAGAGCTGTCAAAAAAAGTGCTAAGTTTATGCAAGATTTATATGTTGCGGAAGATGATTTTTGGAAAATTTTAAATTATGAAGTACAAATGGTTAAACGTGGAGAAAAATATGCTAAGGCTGGAGTTAAAAAATCTACAGAAGAATTAGAAAAAGAAGTTGCACAAATAGTACAAGACACAATACCAAATTATGCTAAGGTTGGTGAGTTTGTAAGAGCAGCACGTGTTTCACCTTTTGGTAATTTTATGTCATGGCCATCAGAAGTATATAGAACTGGTGGAGGAATATTTAAACAAATCATGAGAGATTTAAGAGATCCTATTACAGGTAAAATTAATCCTATTACTAGTACTAATCCTATGAAAAGTGAAGGGTTCCAAAGGCTTGTAGGTATAACTGCAGCAACAAGTTTAATTCCCTATGGATTAGTTAAAGGAGCACAAGCAATATTTGGTGTATCTAATGAAGAAGCAGATGCAGGTAGAGATTTCGTAGCACCTTGGTCTAAAAATTCGCAATTAATATTTACAAGAGATCCTGAAACAGGTGAATTATACTACACTGATTGGTCAAAAAATAATGTGTATGATACATTAACTAGACCTTTTCAATCTGTGCTAACTAATATTCAACAAGGTATTGAAGATGAAGAAGTTTTATTAAAAGGTTTTATGGAAGGTATTGCAAAAGCTGCTGGTGAAACTGCTTCTCCATTTATATCTGAATCTATTTATACAGAAGCCTTAGCTGATATATTTGTTAGAAATGGTAGAACAAGAGAAGGTCAAGAACTTTACGATGAAAATACTCCTCCAGGAGAAGCAATTGAAATTGCTATGAAACATTTAACTAAAACACTAAAACCTACAACAGCTCCTTTCGAAAGAACTTTTAAAGCTATAAAAGGAATACCAGGTAAAGGACCTACAATGTATGAAGTACCTTATGAACTTGCAGGTATTTTTGGATTTAGATTAGAAAAAGTTAACCCTGAAAAAGCTTTAGGTTTTTATTTATATGATTTAAGACAAGGTCAATCAGATGCTACTAAATTATTTACCGGTGGTAAGTTTGGTGTGTTATCAGGAGAACCTAAAACACCCAAAGATGTTATTGAAAGATACTTTGTAGCTAATAAACAATTGTTTAAAGTTAGAAAAGAAATGTTAAATCATATTCAAAACGCTATGACTCTTGGAGTTAACCCAAATAAATTAGAAGATATTTTTGAAAAAAGGGGTATTCCTAATTCTACTTTAGAAGAATTACTATCTGG